CCCGCACCTCGCTATCTATGAAACATAGTTGAACTCTAAAGACAATTTATTGTACCATAAGTTTATGAACTTTTCAAGATATAGCAAAGAAAAGGACACCCGGAAATTTCCGAGTGCCTTGTGAGTCTGTGCGTTTATATCTCCACGTCAATTGATAGCCCCGTTTTGAACTCGACCGTGACCTTGTCTTTGTAGACGGTGATCTTTGAGACGAGCCGGCGGACAAGCGACTCGCTGTATTCCGCCCTGCCGTCCTGTTCCTCGATGTATCGTATCATCAGCCTGACCTTGTCGGCTTCGTCCCTTCGCAGCGCCGCCTGGGTGAGAAGCTGCGACCGCCTTTCCCGCAGCGAGACGATCTTTTCACCGATGGCTTCGATTTTCGCTTCGTCACGCCCGGAGTCGAGAAGCTCCTTCTGCTTTTTACGTATCATCTCATCGATGACCTCGATCTCGTCCTCATAATCGGTGCCGACAACGGACTCGATGTTTTCCTTCAAAGCCGGAATGACCGTGTCTCTATTTGCCCAGCAGGTGTTTACGGCGGTGCATACGGCGTCGTGAAGGTCGGACTCGTTGATGGTTCTCGCCGGACAGTCCTCTGCGGAGGAATCCAGGCGGCTCGTACAGCGCCATACGTTGACCTTCTCACCTTTGATGTACCAGACCACCCGTCTGTAATTGCCGCCGCAGTGCGGGCAGAAAACGATGCCGGAGAGAGCGTATTTGGAGCTGTACGTTCTCGGCTTGTCCCTGCTTCGCAGGCTTGCCCGCCGCGCCATCTCTTCCTGCACCAGGAGGAACACCGCTCGGTCGATAATGGGTTCGTGGCAGCCTTCGACATAATACTTCGGCATCTCACCGTTGTTGCGGCTGCGCTTTTTATCGAGAACGCTGACCGTATAGGTTTTCTGAAGGAGTGCATCGCCGATGTATTTTTCGTTTGTAAGAATCTGCCGAATATTCGTATCGTACCACTTGGTATGCTTCGCTCCGTTCGGTATGCCGTCAGCTTCAAGACCCCGCTTGATCTGCTGAAGGCTTGCCCCGTCCAGATATTCACGGTAAATGCGGCGCACCACCTCTGCTTCCTCCGGCACGATGACCAGTTTTCCGCTTTCGTCCTTGGCGTAGCCGAGAAACCAGCTTGTGTTGACCTGAACCTTGCCCTGCTGATTGCGGAACTGAATGCCGAGCCGGACATTCGCCGACAGGGATTCGGACTCCTGCTGCGCCAGCGCCGCCATGATGGTCATAAGCACCTCGCCCTTGGCGTCAAGTGTGTTGATATTCTCCTTCTCGAAGAACACCGCGATGTTCAGCTCTTTCAGCTTCCGCGTGTACTTAAGGCAGTCGACCGTGTTGCGGGCGAAGCGGCTGATCGACTTGGTAATGATCATGTCGATGCGTCCTGCTTCGCAGTCGGCTATCATGCGGTTGAAAGCCTCTCGCTTCGCCGTGCGCGTGCCGGAGAGACCGTTGTCCGCGTACACCTGTACCATTTCCCATTCCGGGTTGCCGTTGATGTAGGAGGTGTAGTGCGCCACCTGGGTCTCATAGCTCGATTCCTGTTCCTCGAAATCCGTGGAAACGCGGCAGTAGGCGGCGACGCGCACCTTCTGCTTTTTCTCCGTTGCTTTCTGTGTCCCCACTGTCTTCCTCGCGGGGATAAACGTAATGTTCTGCGCCAGATTCATATTCTCACCTGCCTTGTATCCGGCCGTAGGCGTATTCCGCCTGTTTTATAGGGTCGGAGAACTTTTTCAGTCCCTGTCTGACCGAAAACTCCGTGTAAATCACAGGCTCCATCCTCGTTTTCTTCGGTCTGTTGTTTCTGCCGAGGAATTCGGTCCTGCGGCGCTGTTCGGCCTCCACGGCGTTGAAGGTATCATCGTCGATGATCCTCGGATAGATCTCGTTTCCAAGATAGCGCCTGTTGAAGAGCATCTTTTTTATAACGCTGTGGGTAACGTCAATGCCGGCAGCCTTCCCGGCTTCCTTCATGGACAGCCCGCGCAGGTAGGCCGCGTAGACTTCTCTGACAACGGCCGCCTGCTTTTTGTTTACGACGGGCTTTCCGTTGACGATGTCGTATCCGTAAGGGGTGTGTTCCATTTTCCGATCCTTTCTCGGAACACGGGTCCGCACTTCATGGCGAATCCGCACTCCGTTCGGCTGTAGATAATGATGTGATCCACGTGCGCCAGGAAGAGCGCCTCCGAAAACTCCGTCAGACGCTCCTTCTTTGCCGTGAAATGCAGAAGCTCATTCAAAGCGGCCTGTTTCTCCGAGCCGTGCCCCGTGTCGTTTTCGATTGCCTGCCGCGCGGCTTCTATCTCTTTTTCCTTTCGCTCAAACACGTCGACCTCTTCGGTGTAAACGGCGGCGTCCAGCAGTCCTTTGATAAAGAACGTTTCGGCGTCCTGCCTGCGGCTGATCACTTTTTCCTTTTCCGCATCGAGTTCCGCGAGACGGCGGAGCGTTTCCTCGCTGCGGTTTCCGGTGAGTTTTCCCGCGAGGGGAACAAGCACCGTTCTTCTTCCGTACGTCAGCTTGTTCATCATGTTTACGAACGCAGCTTCCAGGGCATCCGACCGGACTGTCAGCTGTCCGCATTTTGAACTCTCTCTCATGTGTGTGGAGCAGATGTACCAGATCTCGCCGTCGATGATGTGCCGCTTCCATTTCGCGCCGCATTCTCCGCAGACGATCTTTCCGGACATCGCGTATCTCCGGGAGCATTTTGTGCCGTCCGTAAGACCTTTTTCTCTTGCGTTGGTCTCAACGGCAAGGTTCGCCGCCCGGAAAACCTCCGCGCTGACGATGGGTTCGTGGTGACCCTCGATGCGGTACATATCCTTTTCGCCATGATTCAGATGCGTATTGAACTGATCGTCCTTGTAGGTCTTCTGAAAGACCGCGACTCCCGTGTACGTTTCATTGTGGACCATGCTGATGATCACCGTACTGTGCCATTTTCCGCCGCGCGCCGTAGGCACACCTTCCGCCTGCAGTTCCTTTGCTATCGTTCCGCCGGACTTGCCTGCAAGTATGGAGTCGAAAATGCGGCGGACGATCACGGCTTTCTCCTCATCGATCACCATTCTGCCGTCCTCGTTTTTATAGCCATAGGCTGGAGTGCCGATCTTGTAGGTGCCGTTCTGAAACCGTTTCTGAATGCTCCATTTGTTGTTTTCCGAAATCGAGTGCGACTCGTCCTCCGCGAGGCTTGAAAGAATGGAAAGCAGCAGTTCGCCCTCCATCTTGCCCGTGTCGATGTTTTCCTTCTCAAAGAAAATGTAAACGCCGAGGGAACACAATCTGCGTACCGTTTCCACCGTCTCCACGGTATTGCGGGAAAAGCGGCTGATCGACTTGACAAGAATGTAGTCAATGAGTCCCCGGTCACAGTCGGCAAGCATACGGAGCAGACCGTCGCGTCTCGCCATCTTTGTCCCGGAGATCCCTTCGTCGTAATACAGACCCGCGTATTCCCAGTCGGAGCGGCTTCTGATGTACGCTTCGTAATGCTCCTTCTGCACATCCAGGCTGACAAGCTGATCGGCGGAGTCGGTGGAAACCCTGGCGTAGGCCGCCACGCGGAGTTTCTTTACATATTTTTCCGCCGGCTCGATCCTTGTTATCTTTTCCATAGCTTCGCCTCCTTGGTTTTGGGGTATAGTATATATCACTCTGAAAGCATGAAATAGCAAGTCATTCAGGGCATAATCTTCGCGATTGCCGGGGAGAATTTTTCGCGGTTTTTTGCCATGATCTTGTCAAATTCGCCGGGTGTGATAAACCCCCTGTCGAGCAGTTTTTTCGTGATCTGTTCCGCTATGATGTAGCTGACCTCGCTCCGCATTTCCTCATCGGTATGCTCCGGCCTGCCCGAAAGCGGCGACCCTTTTATCTCTGTTACATTCATAAAAAAACACCTCCTACCGGGTAGCCTTGGCAGGAGGTGAAAACTGACGGTTTGAGGGAAAATATCAGTCTTTTTTATAAAAATCGCAGACGTAGCCGTCGGCGCGGAGCAGAAGACCCTCCGCCCAGGGCGGAACACGCCCCATCTGCTCACAGAGGACGTCGAGGCTCATGCGCGGGTCGGCTTCGATGATGATCTCATCATGAACGTGGGCGACAATCTCACAGCACCGCAGCGTCTTCATCGCGTACATCAGAATGTCCCTGGCGGTCGCCTGCACGATATTCTCCACGAACTTGGGACCGTAGGATTCGATGCGCTCCCATTTCTTCGTGCCGCCGATCCCTTCATAGGTGACGGACTCGCCGCCGAAGCGGTTCTCGCCGATACGGGGCTTGACGTAGACAAGGTTTCTGCCTGACGGAAGCGTTATGAAAAGCATACCGCTCTGATAAAACATCCTGACGCCGCCGATGATTTGCGGCTTCCGTTCCTTCACGATCTTTTTCACGGCGGAGTCGACGTCCCACCAGAAGCGGACGATATTCGGATTGGACTGCCTCCATGCGTTCACAAGGGGCTGAAGCTCCTCTTCGGCAAGCCCCATGTCAAGAGCGCCCATCGCCTTGAGCGCACCGACAGATCCGCCGTAGCCGAGCGCCAGTTCCGCGATCTTGCCTTTCTGCCGCAGATGACCGTTCACGCCGTGCTTCTCCACGGGGACTTTGAACATCTGGGAAGCCGACGCACAGTAGATGTCTCCTCCGCTGCGGAAGACCTCCGTGCGCCACGCCTCGCCGGCATACCACGCGATGACCCTCGCTTCGATTGCCGAGAAGTCCGCCACATAGAACCTGCAGCCGTCTTTCGGAATGAACGCCGTGCGTATCAGCTGTGAAAGCGTGTCCGGGATATCGTCATAAAGCATTGACAGCGTATCCGTATCACCGCTCCTCACAAGCGCCCTTGCAGCGTCAAGATCCGGCATATGGTTCTGCGGAAGATTCTGCAATTGAACGAGCCTGCCGGCAAAGCGCCCGGTCCTGTTCGCGCCGTAGAACTGAAACATACCGCGGCATCTGTCGTCGGCGCAGGCGGCGTTTTCCATTGCCTGGTATTTCTTCACCGACGATTTGGCAAGCTGCTGACGGAGAAGAAGCGCCTCGGAGATGTCGCCTTCCGTCTCGCCGATCAGCGCGGCTACGGTCTTCTTGCCGAGGGTGTCGGTCTCCACACCGTTGTCCGAAAGCCAGGATTTCATCTGCGCCACGGAATTGGGGTTGTCGAGTTCGGTCAGCTCCCGCATCGAGGCGGTAAGGCTGTCCCGCGTCTCCGCGTCAAGGGCAATGCACCGTTTCACGAAAGGCATATCCACGCGGATGCCTCTGTCATTGATCTCCTGGTCAAGATGATATTCGTCCCACACGGCCTCCGGCACGGGGAACTTCGACAGCTTCATCTGTATCTGCGCCTCGGCTTCGACATCGCGGATGTTGTAGGCTTTGAAGCGCTCCCACTTCACCGGATCGTGAACGGGCAGATTGCGCCGCCTGCCGCCGTTGCTTTTCGTAGGTTCGCACGGCACGCAGAAATACCGTATCAGATCCCGTCCTTCGGTCAGTTTCTGCTTCTCAAGCCCCAGCACCGCGCCGACCCCTTCCAGGGACAGCGGCAGACCCATATACGCCGACCACACCATCGAACACCGCCACGACTCCGGATTCAGGAAACGGGCACACTCCGTTGACAGTGGATGCCGGTCATGAAACGGATCGAGGCTGATCCCCATATCCGACAGATGCCGTGAGAGGCAGACACGCTCGAACTGTGCATTGAACGCCCACTTGGTCACGGAATCATCTGTCAGCGCGGAAAAGATGTCCGCCGGCAGCGTCTCCCCAGAAGCAAGGTCAATGACGTGAACCTCACCGCCGTCAATACTGTATCCGAAAAGAAGGATCTCGAAGTCCGGGCTTTCCGCGTATTTGTAAACGCCGCACTTCTGAAGGCTGACCGATGAATACGTCTCAATATCGATTTCAAGATTTCTCATACCGATCCTCCATAAAGAAAATGAGGCGGCAGAGGGAGAAACTCCATGCCGCCCCGGAAGCCTTACTTCGTGAATTCCTTCATGCGTTCCGCATGGTATTCGGCGTCGCGCTTTTCTCGTTCAGCCTGACGCTTTTCGTTCCTGCGGTCGTTGATGAAAGTCTGGATCCCGACGAATACCCATGTGAGGGTCGCCAGGGAGAAAGTGCCGATGAGAATGTTGACGAGCAGCTCGGTGACTGCGCTTACGGTTGAACCTTCCATGTCCGCACCTCCTTAAGCCAGGAAATCGTCATCGGCGAGGGTGGCGAAATCGTCAGCCGCCGTGGACTTGCCGCCGAGAGGCTCACCGTCACGCACCTTCTGGATGTTGCCCAGACCGCAGGCGATGCCCTTGTTGCCGTTGGAGTTGAAGGCGAAGAAGTTCAGCGAGACGCGGGCATAGCACCCGGAGTAGACTTCGCTCCTGTCGAGGATGGGCTTGACCTGTCTGTCCACGATCTGCGGAGCCGTGGTGGAATTGGCGTTGATGAACCAGTGCTCCTTGTAGGCATCATCTTCGCGCTCAACGTCGCCGTCGCGCAAAGGCAGCTTGATGGCGGCCTTGTTGGGCTTCTTTCCGCCGAACTTTGCCACACCTTCCTCGATGGCGGCGTCGATTGCCGCGTTGATGGCGCTGACGGTCTCGGTGTCGGACTTGGGGATGAGGACGGATACGGAATATTTCTCCGCGCCGCCGTTGATGGATACGGGCTCCCAGCCGTGGAAGTAAGAGAGGCGGGTGCCGGTGCCGGTGATAACCTTGGTTCTGTTGGAATTGTTAGCCATTTCAATAATCCTCCTTGATTTCGTAAAATTCGTTAATGGCGTTTGAAACGTTCATAGCCGGCCGCTTGTCCGACATTGGGACGAGAGTCGGCCTGCCCGGCGCTTTTGTGATGAGGCCGCCGAGAATCTCCTCAAACTTGTCTTTGCCCATCAGTCTCTGCATTTCGGTCAGCGGGATAAGGGACTGACGGTAGATATCCTTATAACCCGCTTCTTTTGCCGCTTCCGCGACGGCTGCCTCATCACGGTACTTGCGGACGGAGCGCCCTTCGACCACCTTGAAGCCGTTCCACTCCTTGCCGTGGTTCAGGGCGGCGTCAAGAGCGTAGGCGGCGATCTCGTTCACCCATCTGGTCAGATCCGGCAGCACAGCGAGGATCTCCTCGATCTCCGCGTCGGTGAGCAGAGGCGGCATACGGAACTCCGTCTGCGCCAGCTTCAGCTTTTCCTTGGCTCTCGCACGGCAGCGGACGGCGGCGCGGCAGAAGGTACACCACTCTCCGGGGAGATACTCGCCCTCGCCGTCGTAGGCCGCCTTCGCTCTGGGCTTCAGTTCGTTCTCCGCCCAGGCTTTGAGGTCTTCGACGGGTACGGTCCAGGTGCTGACGTTTTCGCGTCTCGGCTGAAAGATGGTCATCGACACCTCACGGATATCGTAGAGAGCGTCGTACACCGTCAGAGCGCCGAGCGCGTACAGCTTCATCTGCGGATTGTCCTCCGCCTCGACGAGAACCCCCATGCCGTACTTGAAGTCGATGATGTGAAGCCTGTCGTCGGAGATGATCAGACAGTCTCCGGTGCCGAAGCCGTCCGGCACATAGCAGGAGAAGTCCAGGCGCTGTTCGATGAGAACGACAGGGTCTTTGCAGACCTGCTTCGCCGCCTCATACTGCTCCATGACGAACTCCGCGTAGGCGTCGGTGCATTCCTCCATCTCGTCGGAATCGTAATCCGAGACCGGACGTCTGCTCCTCATATGGAGGGCGCGCTTCAGCTTGTGTTCGCACAGAGCGTGGGCCGCGGTGCCTTCTCTGGCTGCTTCGGAGCCGGTGTTCTCGAACTCAAGCTCCAGCCTTGCCGACGGCGTGCAGTTCAGCCACCTGTGGGAGCCGGACGCGGACAGTACAGCGTGATCAGCCATCGCCCAGCACCTCCGCCTTCTTCAGCACCGCTTCGTAGTTCGCGGGATCGATTTCACTGAGCCGTTCCGCGCCGAAGCTCTGAATGATCGCTCTGACCTCCGCCGTGTAGCCGTCGCGGCTCTTTTCGGCGAGAACGCCTCTGACCTTTTCAAGCGGTATGGTCTGCTTCTTCTTTGCCGGCTGCGGCTTCGGTTCTTCCTGCGGACTGTCAGCAAGGGACGCGCACAACGCCCTCACGCTGTCCGCAAGTGCGGTCAGTCCGTCCGCCGTCTTCAGAAGCAGCTCCGTGACGTCAGCCTTCGTTTTCTGTTCGCTCATCGTCTTTCACCTCCTCACTGATGGCGATCTCATCGACTCTGTCTCCGGGAATGAGTACGATCACCCTGCGCGTTTCGCCGAGAAGCAGACGCAGAAGACGCTCACGGACGGAGACTTTGCGGACGGCAGCGATACCGCCCGTCTTCGGTTCTTTTGAAACACTGACTTTGAGTTTGTGTCTCATGGCTTTACCCCTTTCCGAGGACTCTTTACTGCCGTCCTCTACCTGGTAGCCTTGGGAGGAGGTCAAAACTGACGGTTTTCGGAAAAAAATAAAAAAAGACCCGCCGGGGAGAAAAAGTCCTCGACGGGTCTGTGCGTATAAGCGGTTATCTGAGCAGTTCGTTCACGCGGTTCTGAACGGCGGTGTAGTCGTAGCCGGCTTCGGTGAGACGGTTCTTTCTCTCCGTGCCGTTGCCCCACAGGCCGCGGATGACCTCGCGGGCAAGCTCGTCCACCGTCTTTCCGGGCTTCGCGTTCACGAGCTGAAGGTCGGCGGCGTTGACGGGGCTGCAGATGGCATTTTTGCCGTCCTCGCTCTTGTCGATGACAACTCTCGCGCCTTCAGCCTGGAGAACGTACCAGTTTTTCTCCTTCACCCACTTGGGGATGGTCTTGCCGCTGTAGTATTTCGTGCCGGTGATCTTCACCAGATCTCCCTTTTTAAAGGAAGAAGGCGTCGCCGGCGTGGAAGGTTCGGTCGGCTGCGTCTGCTGTACATAGGTTACATACGGCAGTCTGCCGTGCTTGGTCCAGTTGCGGCGGTTGTAGCCGGAGACACTGCGGTTGCAGGCGGTGATCTGAACCTTGTTGTCCCAGCGCGGCGTGCATTCCACGGCGAGGCCGTCGCCGACATAGACGCCGATGTGACCCTCCATCCACACCGCCTCGCCGATCTCGATTTTGGAGAAGTCGGTGGAGACGTTTTTGCAGACGGTGATCATGGTGTCCGCGCCGATGTCCGGGACTCCGTTGCAGGCGTAGGACGCGCCGCCGTAAATGGCGTTTTTGTCGCCCTTCCAGCCCCACAGCACGCCTTTGATGAGGCAGACGCAGTCAAAGCCGAAGGTGTCGGCGGAGGCCGCGTTGATCATAGCGGTACGCGCCGCCTGCCTGTTGTAGCTGTGATTCTGCGTGTAGCGCTTCTTGTTGGAAGCGGTCATGGGAGCGCCGAAGCAGCCCATAACATATAAAGTTTTATAGTTCTTTGCGATATCCTTGAGTTTGTTCGCAAGCTCAATGTTCGTCATCATTGCTGTTTTCCTCCTTTTCAGCACGGTCGTGAAGCTGCTCCAGAACGGCTTTCAGCTTCGCAGGAATGGGCAGGCCGAGATGACCCGCGTTTTCGATGAGGGACACGCCCTCGTTGGACAGATAGAAGAAAATGACGGCGGTACGCAGTACCGATCCCGCACCGATGACCTGCGTGTCGAGGATATGACCGATGCCCACGAGCGCGAAGATCAGCACCTTTTTGAAGATGCCCTTGAAGCCGATCTCGCTGGACAGCTTCTTATCCACCACGGCGCACATCACGCCCGTAATGTAGTCCAGGACCACAAAAGCCAGGAGCGCATAAAGCAGACCGTCGCATCCTCCGAGAAACCATCCGAGCCAGCCGCCGACAGCGGCGAAAATGACCTGGATGGTCGTCCAGAATTCCTTCATGGCAAGTTACCTCCTTTAAGTTTTTTCAATTTAACCAGGACGGCTTTGCGGGAACCGTCAGGGTATCCGTGACTTTGAGCCAGTCCGCGTACCAGGCTTCCAGTTCCGACTTCTGTCCGTCGGAGAGCCTGTCGTACCACGGCTGACCTCTGTTGACATATGAAAAGCACTCCGTCTCGCGCCGCTTCCGCAGTTCGTCACAGAGTGCCTTTCTTTCGTTTTCCGCATTGCGGTCTTCATCGAATTCGAGAACGCCGTTCTTCAGCCTGTAGGCTGTGAAGTGTGCCTCGAAATGCTCCGCGTCTGGCGGAACCGCAACTTCCAAGCCGCCGACGATGCTGCCCTCAAGGGCATAGGATGAAACATATCCGTCTTCAAGCAGTATCTGCATATCGCACCTCCTTAAGTCAAGCCGAACACCCGGTTAACGGTTCCGCTGCCTGTACTTATGGTCAGAGTAACTGTTGAACCGGAATACTTCAGATTGAAACAGCGGTAATAGGATTCATCTGTGATCTGATACTTTACATCAGAGGTAGTGATCATGCCTTTCGGGACCACTAAGCCGGCAATTGCAGTCGCCGATCCGGGCTGACCGAGAATCAGATAGGCGTTGTAGTTCCCGTAGTTGAATGTGATGCTTCCGCTTGACAGTGAACCGTTATAAAGGGAGGTGCAGGTGATGCCGAGATTGGTTCTTGCCGCCGCTGCCGTTGTGCCTCCCGTGCCTCCATTCGCAAGTGCAACCGTTCCGGTAACATTCGCTGCTTTTCCGCTGAAGTTGCCGCTTGTGTTGATATAGCGGTTCACAGTAGTATTTGTTCCGGCATCAAAGTTGGCATCGGTGCCGTATACGAAGTACAGACTCTCTCCCAGCACACCAATGTCCCACGCACCGCTCGGTGTTTTCACGGATGCTATGGAGAAGAAACTCGACGCAGCACTGTTGCTGTTTGTACGAATCAGAGCATTTGCTCTGCCGTTTATAAACGAGCTTCCTGCACCGGCCTTCAGTATCTGCCCGGTCATCGTCCCCCCGGCGAGAGGCAGCACCGCAAGGTTCGTTCTCGCGGCGGCTGCCGTAGTCGCGCCTGTTCCGCCCTTGGAAATCGGAACAGCCGAGGAGAGCTTGGAAGGCGCAAGGGAGCCGGACAGAGTCGCAGCAGTCAGTGTCCCGGACACCTTCGCGTCGCCCGCCACGTCGAGAGCAGCTGCCGGATTCGGCGTGTTGATGCCGACTTTCTGTTTGCGGAGCGCCACAAGCGGAGTGCCTTGCGGGATGACGTAGTAAAGGTCAAGGGACGAGAGACTGTTCAGCTGATCGCGGATCTGGATATGCACGTCCCAGGACTGATCTGAAGCAAGACTTCTCAGCTCCAGGTTGGAATAAGAGAAGGACGTGCCGCTCTGCGTGACAGCGGACAGAATGCTTACATAGGAACTCCATGATGTGGCACTTGTCGCCTTGTACCGATACCTGCAGTACAGCAGCGAGTTCTTCTGTACGCTGTCCACCGTGATCGCGGAGATCGTGCCGTTGAAAACGAGCTGCATTTCTGCCTCGATATCGTTTGTGCGGCGGAGTGTCAGCGAGTTCACCTTCGGCGCGGCGTAGGCTATGACCGTGATGTTCTTCGTAACGCTTGCCGTGTAGCCGCGGCTGTCGGTGACCGTCAGAACCACCGCCACCGTACCGCTTTTTGACACCGCGCCTACTGTAAGCGCCGCGCCTGTTGTGTTTGAGACGGACACGCCGTTGCAGGTGGCGGTATAGTTCGCAATGCTTGCCTGGTTCTTCGCCGTCGCCGTTCCGGGGGTGACCGTCAGTTTGGAGTGGCTTTGTATGAAAAGCTGATCATTTCCCGTGATGGCGGTCGTAGTCGCATAGCTGTCGGCATAAGTGAACCCGGACAGCGTTGGCGCGGAATTCGCCGCCGTGGTCGTGACCGTTGCCGTCTTGGACGATGTCGAACCGATCTGCGTACTTCCTCCGCTGTAGGTCGTTACGGCAAAAGTGCCGGTGAACGATTTCATATTCGCCATTGCCGTCAGCAGCGTCGTCCGTTCGGAGGCGGTCAGATTGACTGTTCTGTCCGCTGTGCCTTTCGACCAGGTAAGGCCGCCGATGGAAATAATGGTTGTGCTGCCGTTTTTCAACGTCAGGGTGTAGTCGTAGGAGGCATCGTAGACCGTGACGTTCACTTTGAGGGTCACTGTCGCCGCGTCCGCCGTCACCTGTGTCGCGCTGTTGACCACAGCGCCTCCGAGCGTTTTTACAGTTGCAGCGGATGACGTACCGTAGACCTGGTTGCTCTTTTTACGCGCCCTCACCTTGATGTAGTAGGTCGTGTTCGGAGAAAGCCCGGTGAGCGCCTTGCTTGCCGAAGTTCCCGCCGTTGTGGAGAACTGCGTCCAGGTCGAGCCGTTGTCGGTACTGTACTGCCAGATGTCCGCCGTCGCCGAGGACGTCGCGGAAAGCGTGACTCCGTTCGCAGTGATGTTTGACGTTGTCAGCGAGACCGTCGGCGCGGTCCTGTCGATGGTGTCGAGCGTGACCGTGGTGCTTGCCGTAATGCTGCTGATCGGCGTTCCGCTGTATGTTCCGGAGAACCGCCAGTAGGCGGAAAGCGCCACGCCGGATTTCGTACCGTCGGCGTTATGGTTCACACGGACGGTCTTCGTCTTCAGCAGCTTCGTATGCGACCCGGATGAATAGTCCGTGATCGCCGGTGCGGTGTACGTCTCACTCGTGCCGTTGATAGAAATCGTGGAGTCCGCGCGGGAGCCGACTTCCAGAGTGTAGTATTTCAGATAAACGTTCAGCGTTACGTCGGAATAGTTTCCGGTCACGCTCTGGGTCGCCGACCAGGTACAGTAAAGACCGAACCCGCTGACGGGCAGGTTCTGAAAGCTGCCGCTGAGTGCCATAATGCCGCCTCCTTCCTTAATCGAGAATAACGATGTTCAGCCCTTCGGAGGCTGTTGACATCGGTACGAATTTTGTTCTGCCCACGGTCAGTTCGCCGTCCACCGTGGTTTTTCTTGTCTGCGTTTCATCCTTGTTCAGGGTGAAAATGACCTCGTCGTTGTAGTAACCGGCGAACTCCGTGTTGGTGATGACCGTCCGCTGCGAGGACGCCGAGTTGGAAACCGCGATGCCGCGCTTGTCGATCTTTACCTCGTTCGTGTATATCTCGTTCGGCGCGGGAGTCCAGTTATGCACCGTCGGACCCTCGACCATCATGATGTCCGAGACATAGAGCGAGGCGTAACGGTTGTAAATGTAGAAAACCACCGTGCTGTCGGTGATGTCGTCGATGACGAGGCTGAAATCCGTCCAGCCGAAAGTGGTCGTCTGATTGAAGAAATATGCGTATTTGTTTCCGTTGTACTGGACGCGTATGTAGCTTGAATATCCCGCATAGGTCTTTTTTGCCCGAAGAGAAAAGGCATAAGACTGGCCTGTGACAAGCCCCGTGACCGTCTGCTTCAGAGTGGATGACGTACCGAGAACGAAACAGGAATCCGAGGACGTGTTGTTCTGCGTGTCCGTGGAGGTGTCCACCGTGACCGTTCCCGTTTTTACCCAGTCGTCGGAGACGCCGTTCAGACCCGCCGAGTTCTGTATGAAGTTCAGACCGCCGGCGCACTGATTCGTCACCTGCACGGAAAGCCCCTCGATGGTCTGCTGAAGGAGCGACATCTGTGCCTGCATCTCAAGAACCGTCTGCTGTTCATTGCCGAGCGCGTCCGTGACCGTCTCGATGGTCTGCGTCATGGTGCCGACATAGCTGTTCAGCCCGTCGATTGTGCTTTGCAGTTCGGCGCTCTTCGTGGTAAGAACGGAAATGGTGACGCGCAGGGTGTCGATATCGTTCTGCACGACCCACTCCGCGCCGTTCCATACTTTTGTTTCCGGCGGATACACCGAGGTGTCCACCCACAGCTGTCCGATATACGGGTTCTCCGGCGGGGTATCGGAGGCAACGACGTCGCAGATGTTTGTGATGGTTATCTGTCCGATCGCCCGCATGGGATCACCTCCTCAGAGAACGACGAGAACCATGAACGTGGCTTTCGTATCAACGTCCGAGCTTGAAACGGACAGCGTTTTGCCTGTCTTGCTGCCGTTTGTACCCCATGAGGTGTCGACGTTGCCGTCCTTGTCGTATTTCGTCCAGGTATACGTTCCTGTGCCGGAAGCGTCCACCTCCGCGCCCGCCTGGTAGCAGACGGCGGTAAGGACGGTCGTGCCGACGCCGTTTTTGAAGACGTCGCCGCCCGTGGAAGTCACGATGACCTGCAGGGGGTCGGAGTTGTCGATGAAGGTGCAGACGTCGTAGAACTTGCTGTTGTAGGTCGAGGAGGCCGAGTCGGTATCCTTGACGCAGCACTTGATGACGGCATAGCTTTCCACGGCCGCCGCGTAGAGCGTCAGCGTGTTCGTGGTGCAGCCGGAATACATATTCGAGGTGTTGGTCAGCTTCCTCCAGCCGACGCCGAAGTCAGCGTCATATCCTGTGGATGAGGACGATGTGACCGAGGGATCCATCATTGCCCACTTGTAGGTAACGCTCGTGGTGTCCACAGTCGAGCCGCGCCACAGTTCCGCCTTGGCGGTAAGCGTTGCCACCTCATTGTTCTTGAACACGTTTCCGCTCGGAGTCATGACGATAAGATCCACGATGCCGCTGCCGTTGACCACGCGGGAGAAGGAGATGGAAAGCGGATGGATGAGGTCAAGCCCCGTGGACGGATCGTGGTAGGTGATCACACACTTGAAGTCCACGCCCGCGACGCCGGACATGATGTTCGCCTTGACGGTCAGAATGTGGTTCTTCGCGCCACTCAGTGCGTAGTTGCCGCCCGTAGTGATCGCCGTTGTCGAAGTACCCTGATACCACTTGACGTCGGTCACGTTCTCCGAAGTGATCTGATCGGTGGTCGTGCCGATAATGTAAAGGCTCGGAGTCAGCACCAGGTTGGTGGACGCCCAGCTCGGCGTATAGCTTCCGTTGTCCGGGTTGTACATCTGCGTTTTGGGATGGTTCGAGCCGATGTACCCGGTCAGCGTCAGCGCGTCGTTGTAGTCGATGATCGTAAATTGACCCTGCGCTCTGCTCATGAATAAAATCCTCCTTTATCAGCCGAGAAGACTGTTTCTTGTGGTGGTGTCGATGAGATCGCAGAAGAACGTTGCTCTGACGTTCACGTCGTCTCTTGTGATCTCCACCGATTTCGTGCCGCCGAAATGGGCAGCGTTCCACGCGGCGTCCGCCACGGGATCGTCCGACACCCTTGTCCAGATGAACTGGTTGGGGTCGAGGCTGTCCGTCACGTTCGTGTCCCAGGAGAACACGACGGCGGAAAGCGTGGTGCTTATATTATTGTTTTTGAAGATGTTTCCGTTTGACGAGGTGATCACCAGACGGTACATCTTCTGTTCCTCTATCTCATCGATGCGCTCGTTCGTCTCGATGACGGACTCTGTTGTGGCGTAGGCGCGGAGATGTACCTCACCGGTCTCCAGATCCCACCAGGAAGAGCCGTCCTGCGAGGACAGCACTCCGGCTTTGATGATATTGGCGGCAAGCGTGCCTGCCGTGATGAAATCCGCCACGATCTGCCCGTCGGCGGTGATCGCCGTTTCATACGGACCGTTGTAGCCGTTATGCGAAAAGCCGAGACCGCCTACGTTCCACCGCCAGATGTTGACGGCTGAACCGATATCCGGCGCATCCATCACAAGCAGTTCATACGGCTGACCTGTGACCTCATTCTGATTGATGACCACGTAGCCGCCGCTCTGTCCCGTGATGAGGCTCGTCGCGCTCTGTATCGCCGCCGAAATGATCGCCGGAAAGCGGTCGACCTTCGCCGAAGCAGCCTGTGCCGCCTGTTCCGCCTGCGAGACTGTGTTTATAAGGTTCGCTTTTGCGTTTCCGAGCGTGACGGACACATATTTTTCGGAAAGCGTGTCGTAAACGGTTTTTATGACCTTCGCCTTTGCCGTGATGCCGAGCGCAGAATGCCGTATCGTCACCGTGTCGCAGAGGGACACACGCTCAAGCACGGCGGCGTAGTCCGGCTGCTTCCACAGCGGCTCGAACTTCACGGTCAGCGTCGGCGCGGTCACGCCCATCGGATTGGCAGCAAGATATGAGGTCGCCTTCGCCCGGAGCGCATCCGCTGTGATTTCCGTGCCGAAGTCAAAGAACTCGGAGAAGTCCTTTATTAGCGTCTTTCTGCGGACAAGCTCGGAATCCGTGATGGGAACAAGCACCTCCGGCAGCGTGACCACCGTTTCGTTTCCGTTCTCATCGGTCTGCACGGCATACGGCAGAAGGTCGGTGTACACGTCGGTGTTGTCGCCGTCATGCTCCATCTCAGTGAGGTTCTTGCCGTATTCGATGACGACGCCCGTGTTTACACCGCGCCTCGAATGCTGAATGACGCGCCAGTTGTCCCACTCGAACTCACCGCCCCACAGGTCGAGGAACGATCCCGCCGTACCGCCGAGACAGGCGCGGACGCTTTTCGGCTTCGTGATCGAGAACGCCTTCGCCTCGGAGTATTCCGTAAAACAGGTGAAGTTGTGCGGCGTTGCCGTCTGGCTGAACAGCCGTTCCATTGCCAGCGTCGGAGAGATGTGTTCGTCCGCCCAGCGCAGAGCCGCGATGTTGGAAAGGTCGTAGGACAGATGCTGCGCGTATACGGTCACCACGCCGTTCAGCGGAGTCGTGATCCGGTAGATGCGGAACACCTGGTCGTTTGCCGTGTCATTGGGCTTTGCCTTGATGAGCCGTTCCCTGGCAAGCGAGGAGTAGTTCAGCCCCGTTACCGGGTACTTCAGAACAAGCTCAAACGCGCCGTTTCTTTCCTCCGTGACCTCACAGGAGATGCAGTCGGAAAGCGCACCGAGGCCGAAGGACGTGAAAACGGTCGCGTCCGCTTTATACAGTACCGGGATCATAGCGTCACCCACCTCGGTTCTATGGTCACGGAGGTAAAATCACCTGCGAAGGAAACGCTGTTGACGCCGGGATACAGGATCGGAAAGCCGTCGCCCGTCACACGGTCGTTCCTGGGTTCAGCGCCTTTGTAAATATTCATCTGTTCGCTGTCGATCTCGATCCAGCGGTCGATATCCGTCAGATCCCAATGCGACTGGCCGACGGATATCCTGCCTTCGCCGGTGCCGTAGACCTTGATATACGGCTTTGCCTTAAACGCCGTGGGGTTCGTCAGAGCGAACGGAGATGCCGTGATCCTGACGGGGACGGTACCGCTGTTGAGATACTTGAACGGCAGGCAGGAAAAGCTGACAGTGAACACGCCGATCTTATTCAGCTGATCCTCGATGTCGAGCTGCGTATTGATGACCGCCCTGCGGAAAGTCTCCGTATCGTAGCTGTCGCGAAGTTCGTGGTATCTGTCCGGCTCGGTGTAGAGCCACGCCTTGACCGCAGTCAGCTTCTCACTGAGTTCCGGGAGCGTCTTCGCCGGCAGGAAAACGGAATATGTGATCTGCACGTTCGGATATCTGCCGTTCGGAAGGATGAGGTCGCCATCCCGTCCGGGGATGGACTGGAACTTCTTCTCATACTGCGGAGCGGAAAACACGTTCTTGCTTTCTATGCGGAGTCCCATATCAAGGGAACTCACGCCGTTATAGGTAAAACCGTTCACGCGAACACCACTCCTTTCCGTCTGGCGAACTGACCCGCCGTGACCATGATCTCGTTTGTCAGCTGTTCGATATCCTCGCTGCTGTAGTTGTTGAAAGTGCCGATGTTCAGCTGAAGGCCGAAGCCGCCGGTAAGTGTGCCGTTTGCCGCCGAGGCAACGGAACTGCCGATATTGCCGTCGATGTCGAAATCTGTCGGAAGCGTAGTGGACATATCCTTCGCGAGATCCTGCATCACGCCGTCGATGTCCTCGCTCATGGCTTCGGCCGCCTTTACAGCCTCGTCGCCGTTGTCCTCGATGGAGCCGGACAGACCTTTGACGAGCATCTGGCCGACCCACGCCATCTCCTTCGACGGGGAGTGGATGCCGAAGAAATCAAGTATGCCGTTCCAGATGGAGGAGATCCACCCGGAAACCTTGTCCCACAGCCAGGAGGCAAGCTGCGTGATGCCCTGCCACAGACCCTTTACGATATTGCCGCCGATCTCCACGATCTTGCCCATAAGAGAGCCGAACGCGGAAACGATGCCCGCGATAATCTGAGGAACGGCCTTGCAGATCTCCACGATGATGGTCGGCAGGTTTTCTATCAGCGCCACGAACAGCTGAACGCCCGCCATGATGATCTTGTCGATGTTTCCGATCAGCGCGTTCACGATGCCGGATATGATCTGCGGTATTGCCTGCACGATGGTCGTGATGATCTGTGGAAGCGCCTGTATCAGCGAAATGAGAAGCTGAATGCCCGCCTGGATGATCTGAGGGATGCTGTTCAGCACGGCGTTGATGATGCCGTCGATAATCTTCGGGATCGCCGCCACGATGGTCTGGATAATGGTCGGAAGCGCGTCGATCAGTGAAGTCAGAAGCGTGATGCCCGTCTCGATGATCTGAGGGATCGAATCGAGCAGGAAGTTCACGATGCCCATGATGACTTCCGGGAGCGCTTCGATCAGAACGGGGATGGCGTCGAGGATGCCCTGCGCCAGTCCCTCGATCAGCTGAAGCGCCGCGTCCAGGATGAGAGGCAGATTGTCGATCAGGGTCTGCACCATCTGCATGACCACTTCCACCATCTGCGGGATCAGCGTCGGAAGCGCCTGCGCGATGCCGACGATAAGGGACGCGATGATCTGCATACCGGCTTCGACGAGCTGCGGGAGCAGTTCAAGCAGCGCCGCCACCAGTTCGGTGATGACCTGCAGAACGACAGGGAGCAGTTCCGGGATCGCCGAAATGATGCCCTGGGCAAGCGCGCGGAGAATGGCGGGAGCGCATTCAAGCACAGCCTCCGCTATCGTCAGCACAAGGGTGACGAACTGCGGGATCATTTCCGTGATGCTGTTTATAAGCTCCTCGACGCCCGTTTTTATGGTTTCGGCGGCGTTCTCGTTTCCGGCGATGAGGTCGGAAAGACCGTCCATGATCATGGAAAGCGCCGGGAGCATCTGCCCGGTCACGCTGTTTTTCAGACCGCCGAAGGTCGCCTTCAGCCGGGTAAGGCTGTCCTCGAACGCGGCGGAGGCTTTGACGGCGTCGTCGCTCATGACCATGCCGTATTCCTCGCACTTGTCCATCAGCCCCTGCAGTTCCTCTTCCGTCATGTTGAAAAGAGGAAGAAGCTCCTGTCCGGACTTGCCGAACATATCGTTGGCGAGGGCGGCTTTTTCCGTTTCGTCCGAAACGTTCTGAAGCGCCGTCACCACCGTTGAAAACAGATCCTCGCGGGAAAGCCCCTGCAGATCCTCCATCGACAGACCGAGACGCTCGAACTTTTCCGTCGCGCCGGCCGAGCCGTTGATGGCGTCGTCAAAAGTGTTCGTCAGCGTTTTCAGACCCGTGGTGCAGGAGGACATCTCCGTACCGCAGACCTTCATGGCGTAGTCCCACTTCTGATAGGACTCAAAGGACAGGCCGACCTTCTGCGAGTTCTTTTCGATCTCGTCTCCGTATTCGGCTGTCTGGTTCGCCATGTCCCACAGCGCCTTACCGGCGGCGGTCGCAGCGGCCGCGATTGCCGTTACAGCAGCGGCGGTCGCTTTGCCAACGGCAGCCATTACGCTCTTGAACTTCTCGAACTTCTTTCCCGCGTCATCCGCCTGTTTGCCCGTATCCTCCACGGAATCGCCGAGCTTGTCGGCGTCTTTACCGGAGTCAGCCATTTCGTCGCCCATGGAGTCGATGGCGGCTTCGTTGCTTGCCACCTCGCGCTCCATATCGTTGAGGGCGGCTTCGGCGTTGTTGAGCTGGACCTGCCAGTTCTGTGTTCTTTTGTCGTTTTCTCCGAAAGACTCGGCGGCGTTCTGCAATGCCTGACGCAGTACTTCTATTTTCCGTTTCTGCGTCTCTATCTCTTTGTTCAGAATCTCGTTCCGCGCCGTGAGCGCCTTGACGGAGGAGTCGTTTTTGTCAAACTGGGAGGATACCAGCTTCATCTCCGAGCCGAGGACCTTGAAGGAGGAGTTGATGTCGGACAGCGCCTTCTTGAATTCCTTTTCGCCCTCAAGACCGATCTTCAGACCGAAATTATCCGCCATTTACACCGCCTCCTTCCTTCAGATCCCGTCGGGGATAATGTCGTCGATAAAATGCTCCCGCTTCGGCTGTGCCAGGCCGCTGTACTGCTTGTGGCACTCCCACAGGTCCAGGAGCAGACCGAACGGCATCGTCCACACCTCATCCTGCGAAAGATGAAGATGGGCTATGCCGTAATACAAAAGCCGGGTGAACAGCTCTTCGTCTGTTACCCGACCTGCGCGTTTTTTGGGTCAGCCTCGCTTTCGACGTTCCGCTTCGTACCCTTGTACAGAGCCTCCGTGATGGCGGTTTTGTATCCGGCAAGATCGGAGGGAACGGTCAGCAGCTCCACCTCCTCGGAAGTGAGCGGCTCCTTCGGCTTGTCCCTGTGTTTGAGATTGTAGATAAGAATGCTCTGATTCGCGAGAAGTGTGATGAGCCAGACGATCTCCTCCAGCGCCATCTCGAAATTCTCGTTTTTCATGAGCTTGTCGCCGAGGTTCTCCAGACCGCCGTAGCGTCCCGCGATCTCCTTTGTGGCCTTTGTGGTAAGGATCAGTTCGTAATCCGTACCGCCGATGCTGATGACGGCGCTTCTCTCGTTATCCATGACGCGCCCTCCTTAGTTCGTCAGGCCGTTGTCGTGGAGATCGACGGGAAGCGGCGAAAGATTCAGATCCCCGGCGGGTTCATAGACCTCCTCATACCAGCCGTCGATAACGGACTGGTCGACGCCCTCCGTACCCTCGGTGACCTCCGCCTTCCAGGGGTGCTTGCCCTCGAAGTCAGGCCTGTTGCGGCGCATGATCGTGCCTTCAATGGTTGGCGTGGAGAACGTGATGCTGTCGCCCTTCGTGGCGAGATTGGTCGCCGGGATGCCGAACTTCACGCGGTAGAGCCAGTAGTAGCGGTATTTGCCGTTGGACTTCTTCGCACGGAAGCCGACCGCCACGGGTTCGCCGCCGTCCTCGGACGAGGAGATCACCACGCCGTTGGCGTCGATGGTCGTGCCGGTGAGATCGCCCGCCGTCTCCGCGCCGATGTCGTCAACGCCGAGGGAAAGCGTGCCGGACTTGAATTCCTTCACGACCTCCGCCGCGCCGTCATCCGCGTAGAGAACGGCTTCGTTCAGTTCGACCGTCAGATCGGCGGTCATTGCCTTTGCCAGCACCTTGGGAGTGCCGTATGTCTCCTCACCGCGTTCGTCCTCGGTGATCGGAGCGTAGAAAAGTTTGTCAAGACCGATAGTTGCCATTGGTCATTCCTCCGTTTCATAGTATTGGGCCGCATCCACGGTGTAATGGTGGTAGCCCGTATCTGTTTCGTATCCGTTGTACATCCTGCCCGTGACCGTGAAGTCATTCTGCAGGAGCAGACGGACGAGCCTGTTTTTCAGCGCCGTGTAGCTGCCCTTGACATAGAGCGAAAGCCGCGCCTCCTGGACGTCCACACCCGGCGCGTTGTCGGCATGAAGGTCGAATGTATCGGAGAGCGGCGTTATAACGATATATGCGTCCGGCGCTTCATCGGAGAAGACGCCCGTTTCCACGGGGATCTCCAGTCCGGCGCAGAGCGCGTTCAGATCTTCAAGTATGCTCATATGCCAGCCTCCTCTTCGAGTTTCCGTTTCATGGCTTCGATCGCGGCGGCTTTCGACGCCGTTTTCGCGGGCTTCAGAAACGGTTTCGCGGGCTGACCGTGCCTGCCGTATTCGAGGATGTTGGCGATCTTGGCGTTGCTGTCGCCGTCGCGGCGGGGTTCGGCGAAACCGATCTTGACGTTGTGGTTGCCGTCCCTGTCGAGCTTCACGCCGGACGTGCCGAGCGAGGAAAGAAGCTGACCCGTGGAGCGGGATTCCTCCTTCGTGCCTCTGCCGATGACGCCCGCGAGGTTGGAGCGCACCTTCGCTTCAACGACTTCCGCACCGGCGTTCAGCACGCGTTCCGCCATTCTGTCCTCGTCCTTTGTGAGGCGGGACAGCTTTTCCAGGAACTCGTCCGGCATCTTTATATCAGCCTTTGCCATTCGACGGCACCACCTTTCTCGCGAGGACTTCGGTATACATGCCGCGCCCCTTCACATCCTCGACGGAGATAATGTTGAAACGCTCTCCGTCGCAGAGAATGAAATGCTCCGTGGTGACCTTTAAGTCTGGCAGTGTGCGGAAGCGGAAAAGGTCGGTCGCGTCGGAGAACGCGGCGAGGTTGGCCCACCGCATGGAGCCGTGCCGTCCTTCGCGGTATACGCGGATGAAAGCGAGGACCGTCTCCCTTTCGGAGGAGAAGCCCTCGCTGTCCTTTACATGGCGGATCTCCGTGATCTCCGCGAAGCCGTTCATCTTTCCGAAACTCATACCTGCCACCTCCGGTCGAGACGGAGAAGCAGGTTCACCGTATGCCATACCTGCTGCGCCGCCTGGGGATTGTCGGCAAAGAAACCGCCCGTGGAGCCGTCCCGCGATTCATAGAAGTGCGAGGCAAGCATGACCACTGCCTGTTCCGTCGTCGGCGGCATTGGGGCTTCGGCATAAGTTCCTTCCGGGATGTGCTGATAGCTCTCCGCATAGGAAACGGCCGCGGTGATGTAGCTTCGCAGCAGATCATCGTCGGCCGTATGGTCCAGAATGAGGTTCGCCTTGACTTTCTGAAGCAGTTCCTCCATCACCGCAGCCTCCTTTCACGGATCAGTCTTCAGCTACCTTGAGCAGTTTGATGGCTTCGGGCAGGACGAGCTTGCCGTCGACGCGCTCTTTGGCGACAAAGCCGATCATACCGTTGCCGGCGAACAGTTCCTTCAGCTCGGCGAAGGAGCGGGTGCCGCGGTCGCCGATGTTGTAGTAGCTGAAATCACCGAACGCGACGCAGGCCTTACCGGGTTGGGGTACTGGGAAGTACGGAGAGGTGTAGATGCCGTAGCCGAGGAAGCGGTCAGGCTCACCCTCCTTGAGGGACGGCTGCCAGAGATACTGGCCGGTGAGATCCTTCAGCGTACGCAGGTACGCGAGGCACTTGTCGTTGGTGAGGAATACGGCGTTCTTGCGGTAGGGGCGCTTGAGGGAGTAAACGAGGCTGATGACCTCGTCGGCGGTAGGCTGAGCGGTCTCGGAAGTCACGCCGATCTCCGCGCCGCCCGTTTCGGCAAGGATGCCGAGAGGCTGACCCACGCCCGTGCCGTTGATGAAGGCGTCCTCTTCTGCGTTGGCGAGAGCCTTTGTGAAGGCTTCAAGGATGTAGTCCTCCAATTTGAAGGCGTTGTCGTACAGAAGCTCTTCGGTGACCTTGATGGCAACGTGGAGCTTGTGAGCGTCGAGAATGATCTGGTCGAAGGTAGCGTCACCGAAAGACAGAGCGCCGCCTTCCTCGATCCACGCCGCGGCGGGCTTGGTGGCTGCGATGTTGATCTTATGCTCACCGGAAGTGGTGATGCGGGTGCCGAGCTTTCTGATGACATTCTCCTCTGTGAGGGCGTCGATCAGACGGCTGTCATACTCCTCCGGGACGAGGTAGCCGCCCTGGGCGTCGATGCCTTCCTGCAGGACGTTGCTGACCTGGCGGAAGTTGGTGCGGAGCGCGTTGAGCATCGCGTTCTTGTAGTCGGCGGACGCGCGGAAAGTACCGGCGGGCTTGTCATCCGCGACACCGTTCATAGGCTTCGCGGTAATGGGCGTGCCGATGGGCTTCGCCATTTCGGCGTCCATAGCCTCCATGGCCTGCAGGCGCTCGATCTCGACGCTGAAGTTTCTGACCTTCTGTTCCATTTCGGCATAGGTCTTCGCGTCGGCGTCGGAAAGCAGACCGTCCTTGTCGGCGCGCTGCTCAACAAAGGACTTCGCCGCGTTCCACGCCTGGTTTCTCTTTTCGATCATTTCGAGAAGTTTGTTCATGATTTTTTACCTCCAGTTTTTCATGAGATTGAGCCGCTCGATCAAAGAGTCGGCTTTGGTTTTCGGCGGCTCGTCCGCCTTGGGATGGGTTCTGCATTTCGCCGCGATCTTGTCCATAAGGGAGTTCATGACGGCGGCTTCCGAGAACGGGATGCTGTCGGCCGGAGGCGTGATATCCTCCAGGACTTCGTCCGCTTCGGCGCGTTTGAGGATGTCGTCCGCAAAGCCGAGTTCAACGGCCTTGTGAGCGTCCATCCAGGTCTCCGCGTCCATCATGTGCGACAGACGCGCTCGGGAAAGATTGGTCTTGATCTCGTAGGCGTTGATGATGCTGTCTTTCACCTCGGAAAGCATGGCGATGGCTTTTTCCATCTCCGCAGCGTCACCCATCGCAACGGTGACCGGGTTGTGGATCATCATCATGGACACCGGGGACACCAGCACCTTCGTTCCCGCCATAGCGATGACCGAAGCCGCCGAAGCCGCGATGCCGTCGATCTTGACCGTGACGCTGCCCTTGTAATCCATCAGCATGTTGTAGATCTGAGCTGCAGCAACACAGTCGCCGCCGGGCGAGTTGATCCAGACGACGATGTCGCCCTCGCCGGCGTTCAGTTCGTCTTTGAAGAGCTGGGGCGTGACGTCGTCGTCAAACCAGCTTTCGGACGCGATGGTGCCGCTGAGAAACAGCGTCCTTTCCGTCGTCTGCGTCTGATCCGCCAGGTTCGTCACCGTCCTGTTCTTCCATTTCCAGAACTTCTTCATCCGGGTCCTCCTTTCCGGGTTTTGTATCTGCAAAAGCGCCCGCGTTCGCAAGCGGGAGCATATTGCCATTGATAAGGTACAGGTCTCCGCCGTCCTCCGCCGGGATGCGGTCGAGGTTTTCAAGCTCCCGGATGTCGTTTGCGGACATCCAGCCGTTCTGCCTCGCCGTGGCGTAGCCGTTCATTCGGCTCTGATAGTCGCCGCGCAGGAGACCTTCCACATTGAATTTCACGAAGTATTCCTTTTTCTCCGAAGGCGAAAGGAGCGTCCGCTGTATGGACTGCTCCCAGCGGATCACCCAGGGGTCGAGGGTGTACTTCACGAACTCAAGGGACTGCTGTTCTATATTTGAAAAGCTCGACTTCTCCAGATCTGCCAGCATATGCGGCGGCACACGGAAAATACGGGCGATCTCGTTGATCTGGAACTTGCGCGTCTCAAGGAACTGCGCCTGTTCCGGGGATATGGAAATGGGCGTGTACTTGAGTCCCTCCTCAAGCACCGCGATCTTGCCGCTGTTCTGTGAGCCGCCGAACTGGCTCATCCACGACTCGCGCACCCTCTGCGGATCCTTGATCGTGCCGGGGTGTTCGAGAACGCCGGAGGGAGCAGCGCCGTTTGCGAAAAACTTGCTGCCGTACTCCTCCGTGGCGATGGCGAGTCCGATGGCGTTTTTCGCCATAGCAATGGGACTGTAGCCGACGAGACCGTCAAAGCCGAGTCCCGGAACGTGCAGCACGTCCGAAGGAGAAAGGATCACCGTTTCGTTTTTTCCGCCGGCCTCGTCCGTGGACATCTGGTAGCGGTAGAAAAGCTGCCCCTTGTCATCGCGGTCAACGGTCATCTTGTTCGGCATCAGCGGATACAGCGCGATGACCTCGCCGCGGCCGTTGCGTATGATCTGCGCGTAGGCGTTGCCCCACAGCAGAAGATGCGTCATGAGGGTCTCACGGAACACAAAGGAACTCATCTCCGGGTTCGGCTCGTCGTGGAGCAGACGGTACAGCGGATGGTCGACTGCCTTCTCCTTGCCGCCGTCATCGCGGTAGCGGTACAGATGCACCGGCAGACCCGCGATTGCTTCCGCGAGGATGCGGACGCAGGAATACACCGCCGTCATCTGCATGGCGCTACGCTCGGTCACCGTCTTTCCGGCAGTCGTGCCTCCCATGTAAAAAGCGAAACGGGAGCCTGCCGTGCTGTCTTTGGGCTTGTCTCTCGATTTGAACAGGCCGCTGAAAATGCTCATATCGCGTCACCTCCGTTACAAAAATAAAAGACCGCGCGTATCGTATACGCTCTCGGTCGAGTCAGCGCCGCACCGTATGGCGCGGTCAAGAGCCATGATGGTCGCTATGGCTCCGTCTATCTTTTCGGTTGATTTTTCCTTGTCCGCCTTGATGTTGCCGGCGGGATCGGTACGGATATAGATGTTGTCCATCATCCACCGCAGAACGGGATGCCCGCCGTGGGCGATCTTCTGCTCAAGGGTCAGCTTCATGAGTTCCTTCGTCGGCGGCGACATATCCTTGAAGCCCTGTCCGAAGGGAACGACCGTGAAGCCCATGCCCTCAAGGTTCTGCACCATCTGCACAGCGCCCCATCTGTCGAAGGCAATCTCGCGGATGTTGAAGCGTTCGCCCAGGCTCTCGATGAACTTTTCGATGTAGCCGTAGTGAACGACGTTGCCCTCCGTGGTCATGATGAACCCCTGCCGCTCCCACAGGTCATACGGAACGTGGTCGCGCCGGACACGCTGTTCGAGCGTTTCCTCCGGCACCCAGAAGTACGGAAGAACGGCGTACCTGCCGTCCTCGTCTCCGGGCGGGAACACCAGGACGAACGCCGTGATGTCCGTTGTGGAGGAGAGGTCGAGTCCGCCGTAGCAGACGCGCCCTTCCAGGTCGTCCTCGGAAACGGGAAACGCGCAGGCGTCCCATTTTTCCATCGGCATCCATCTGACCGACTGCTTGACCCACTGGTTGAGGCGGAGCTGCCGGAAGGCGTTCTCCTCGCCGGGGTTCTGCATAGCGGACTCGCAGGCGGCTTTCACCTTGTCGACGCCGACCGTGATGCCGAGGGACGGGTTCGCCTTTTTCCACACTTTCGGATCAGTCCAGTCCTCATCCTCTTTCGCCCCGTATATCACGGAGTAGAAGGTCGGATCGTGCTTGCGCCCCTCCTGGATGTCGATGGCTTTCTGATGCACCTCATAACAGATGGAATTGGTGTCGTTGCCCGCCGTGGTTATAAGGAAGTACAGCGGCTGCATCCTCGCGTCGCCGGAGCCCTGGAGCATGACGTCGAACAGCTTCCGGTTCGGCTGCGTATGCAGCTCGTCGAAGATGACGCCGTGGGTGTTGAAACCGTGCTTGTTCGCCACGTCCGCAGACAGCACCTGGTAGGAGGAGTTGGTCGGCTTGTAGACGAGCTTCTTCTGCGACTCCAGTATCTTCACGCGCTTGGAGAGCGCCGGACAGAAACGCACCATATCCACGGCGACGTCAAACACGATCTTCGCCTGGTTGCGGTCGGCGGCGCAGCCGTACACCTCGGCGCGTTCCTCACCGTCTCCGCAGGTGAGGAGAAGCGCGATGGCGGCGGCCAGTTCCGACTTGCCCTGTTTCTTCGGAATCTCGATGTACGCCGTATTGAACTGGCGGTATCCGTTCTCCTTCAGAACGCCGAACAAATCGCGGACGATCTGCTCCTGCCAGTCGATAAGCTCGAACGGCTTTCCCGCCCAGGTGCCTTTGGTGTGGCAGAGGGACTCTATGAACATGACCGCGTAGTCCGCGGCGGCCTTGTCGTAACGGGAGGTCTCCGCCATGAACCTTGTGGGGGTGTACTTTTTCAGTTTCCGCATGGCGTCCTCCTTTCAGAAAAGCATAAAAAATGAGCCTCCGCCGCTGTCGGCGAGACCCTTCATAACGAGGAACAGAGCCGTTAGGCTCATGTCCCGCGGGTATTCGGTTACCGTTGTTTACTGCTTCATCGCCCAGGCAATGGCGTGTCCGTCATCCTCGAACTCGACCTCGCTTGCCGCGTAAAGGCCGACGGCGCTTTCGCAGTCGTACTTTTCCTCATCGTCGAGGAATTCGTAAACCGCTGCGAAGAAGCAGGGCTTGTTCACGCCGTTGTAGTAGTGTCCGGCAAGCAGGACTCTGTCTCCGAAGGTCAGCACCTTGCTCCAGCGAGTCTCCAGATCCTCCGGAGTCGAGGGGTTCGGCAGTCTGTACTTTCTCATGGCTTCGTTGATGGTCATCGGTTTGTCCTCCGTTCGTTTTGTTACTGTATATATCACTCTGAACGCCCGGAATATCAAGTCATTTCAGCGAAATATACTGCACAAATATCCGGCGCGGAAACTGTGTATGTTATTCCGTTTCGCCGGTGAGGATGAACCGCACATACGCGGCTTTCTCCTCCTCGATGAAGGTCACCAGTTCGTAGAAGTCCATCTCATACGCGATGCGCTGCACTGCGCGGAGGTCGAACATATTAGTCAGCCCCGTGTCCCGGACGGCGAGGATCTGTTCCTTAATCTTGTCAGTCATCTTCGCTCACCACCCTGCAGACGTCTTCGCCGTAAGCCACCGACAGGCTTCCGCCCGTGTCCCAGCTCACCATGATCGAGCCGATGTCGTCGACTCCGCGGACGGTTCCGCGCGTACCCGGAGGCGGCGCCTGGATATCGTCCATTTTTACAAGTTCGACCCTTGTGCCGGGCTTGTAGATCTCACGCAGCCGGAGCAGCGCGGACTGTGAAATGAACGGCATCATTCCGCGTCACCTTCCTCTCCGTTGATGATCGCCCTGATCTCCGCCTGCACGGCGGGGTCCTGCAGCCGTCTTTTCGCTTCTTCCACATCGAAAGGCACCGTGTTCTCCGGCGTGGGGACCGGATCAAGGCCGGGGGCGTATTCCTTTTTCGCGCCGCTCTTGAAAGCCGAGGAGCCGGAAAGGTTCTTCAGCAGGATCTTCCGTTCCGTTTTGAACTCCTCTCCGATGAAGCCGAGGCGCAGAAGGAAGCAGCGGAAGGCGTATTTCTCGTTGTCGACTTCCTTTTCCTTCGCCGTCACCCTTACCGCGTTCCTGCTCATCTCGCAGAGCGCCGCGATGAAATGCGTGTACGCTTTGACCTCATCAGGCGAAGGCAGCTCCGTGAACCAGGGAAAGTCCACGCGGTCGTCCTTTATCTCGATGCGGATATCTTCGACGCCCAGCGCCTTTCTGATAAGACCGCCCTTTGCCTCAAGCAGCCGGGTAAGGTTGCCGGCGTTCACCTTGTCGAGCGGAACGCCGACCGTAAGCCCCGCGGCTTCATCCGCCGCAGCGCCGCTTTCCCCGGTGAACCCTTCGCGGGGTTCGCACTTGAAGCCCTCGGCAAAGACCGCTTCGAGAAGCCGTTCCACCTCTTCGGTGTCGTTCCTGTCGCTGAAGGACAGCGTGCCGTCTTTATCGACGGTGTAGGTGTCGATCTCATATGCCATGCTCGGCATTCCGAGATACTTCGCTTTGACCTCAAGGGTCCTTGCGATGGTCTGGACCAGACGCTTGCGCTCCGATCCCGTTACGTTGAATCTGATTTCCATTCGGGAAAACCTCCTTGTTTTTTTTCGGTAGTACATATATCACTCTAAAGCCCTGAAATAGCAAGGGGTTTTCCCGTATTCGCAGGTAGAATAACTGTAGAAAAATCAGTTCTGTAACTGGTTATAATACACGATCCCCGCGAGGACGAAACATACGCACGGGAGCGCCACGCCGTTGCCCCACAGCTTGTATTCGGCGGAGTCGGCGTGAGGGTCTTTCAGCCACTTTACGATCTGCGCGTCCGTCTTCGGCCTGGAAGCGGAGCCCGTGACCGCGCGGTGCGTTTCATAGACCTCCCGCCAGAAGGCAACGTCCTCTTCTGACGGTTCCTCCGTGCCGAGATCTGCGCACCACCAGTCCGGGAAGCCCTGGAGTCTCGCGCACTCTGTCGGAGTCAGCCTGCGGACGATGTAGTACGGTTCTTCCGTCACGGTCGGCGGATCCTTGTAGTCAGTAGCCACAAGCGTGTTGACGATGTCCTCCTCCGCCGTGGTGTGGTAGGAGTTCTTGCTTGTGGAGTAGACGGGATGCGCCACAGCGCCGGGACCTCTTGCCACCATCGGCGGCTCAAGTTCGGATTCGATGCAGGGATTGAACTTCGCGCCCTGTCCCTGGTTGTACGCCGCGCGGTCAATGCCGTAGGCGACGCCGTGCTGTTCCGTCGCGTTCAGCGTGAAGCTGACATCCTCCTCAGAATAGCCGCGGCCCTGGTGGGACGGTCTCGCACCGTTGCCCTCAAGCGCCACGACAGCCATGCCGCCCTGGTTGCAGGAGGGATTTCCGCCGTTCGCGTCGAGTGTGCGCGTGGTGTCCGCTTTATAGAATCCGCTGTTCGGATTGTCCGACTTCATGGCGTTGGAGTCCTTGGCGCAGATGCCGAACACGGCGGGAACGAAAAGCGTCTGGTCATTGTTCGTGGCAAGCGTGGCGGACTTGTCCGTCTGGATGAGCGGACCCTTGCCGCCGCCCTCGCATCCGCCGCGGATCTTCATGACGAGAGGCACGTTGTTGCCGCCGGTCCCCATCCGGGAGGTCAGCGTCTGCACCTTTCCGTCATCGGATACCGTCACACGGCTGTCGGCGGGATGGTTTTCCAAGACCATGACTCCGTTCCGTCCCGTGGACATGCCGCAGTTCACACCGAGCGTGGCGGCGACTTCGCTTACTGCGCCGTTGTATCCGTCTGTGCCGACGCCTGCCGGATGAGCGCCTTCTTCAGCAGCTCCGGCAGATCCTTGCCACGAGCGGAAGCCCTGCGGAGTATACCCAGACAGGCCTTCTGACTCAAACAGTATTTTTCCGGCACATCCGCCTGCAAAATCCGCGACAAGGTAGATGCGTTTTCTGCGCTGGGGGACTCCCCAGTATTGAGCATCAAATACCCGCCATGCGATTGAGTGATCGTCTGCCAGGACGCATCCGGCGTTCGGCCATTTCGCAGGTCGAGGAGTATCAGCTTGGGGGTCTTTGATCCTGCGGATCGTGTCGAGGACGGCTTTGAAGTCTTCGCCGCCGTTCGAGGAGAAAGCGCCGGGGACGTTCTCCCATACGATGTATCGGGGTTTCTCTCCATTGGTAGCATCCCTCATTTCCTTTACGATGCGGACGGCTTCATAGAAAAGGTTCGAGCGGGAGCCGTCCAGTCCAGCCCTGCGTCCGGCCACGCTCATGTCCTGGCACGGACTTCCGAAGGTGATGATGTCCACGGGCGGCAGTTTCGCGCCGTCCAGTCTCGATACGTCACCGTAGTGTTTCATGAAAGGCAGCCGTTTCGTGGTCACGCGGATGGGAAACGGCTCGATCTCCGAAGCCCACAGGGGTTCGATGCCGGAGATCAGGCCGCCCAGCGGAAAACCGCCGGATCCGTCAAACAGACTGCCGAGGGTCAGATGTTCACTCATCGGCGGAGACCTCCTTCACAAGGTCTGCATACGGGATCTTCTCACCGCCGCGCTCCACAAAAATATCCTCCGGGGCGACGCCGTTTTCGACAGCCCTGCGGAGGATAACAGATGCGTATTTTTCGTCGAGTTCCATCATGAAGCAGACGCGGTTCATCTGCTCACACGCCATCATCGTACTGCCGCTTCCGCCGAAGGTATCCAGTACGACAGCGTTCTCCTGCGTGGAGTTGCCGATGGGATAACCGAGCAGGTCGAGAGGCTTGGAGGTCGGATGATTCTCGTTTCGTTTCGGCTTGGCGAACTGCCATACCGTCGTCTGCTTGCGGTCGGAGTACCAGGCATGCTTTCCGTTCTGAAGAAAGCCGTACAGCACGGGTTCATGCTGCCACTGATAATCCGAACGGCCGAGAACAAGACTGTCCTTGACCCAGATACAGCACCCGGCGAGATGGAAGCCCGCGTCGGTGAACGCCCTGCGGAAGTTCAGCCCCTCGGTGTCGGCGTGGAACACATACGCCGCACCGCCTTTCTCCATGTGATCCGCCGCGGCTTTGAACGCCGACAGCAGGAAGGTGTAGAACTCCTCGTTTTTGAGGCTGTCGTTCTGAATGGTCAAACCGTCAGAGCTTTTGAAGGAGACTCCGTAGGGAGGATCGGTCAGCAGAAGGTTCGCTCTTTTGCCGTTCATAAGCAGAGCGACGTCATCCGCGTTCGTTGCGTCTCCGCAGACGAGGCGGTGCTTTCCGACGGTCCACACGTCGCCGCGTTCCACGAAGGAAGCCTTCTCCAGAGCGGCGGTGAGGTCGTAGCCGTCATCCTTTACATCTTTATCACTGCCGTCCGAAAACAGATCGGCGAGTTCCGCCTCGTCGAAGCCGGTGAGCAGTGGATCGAAGTCCGCCGCCTGCAGTGCCTCGATCTCGACGCGCAGAAGCTCCTCGTCCCATCCTGCGTCCATCGCCATGCGGTTGTCCGCGATGATGTACGCTTTCTTCTGGGCTTCGGTGAGGTGGTCGGCGAAGACGCACGGCACCTCCGTGATGCCTTCTTCCTTCGCGGCGAGGATGCGTCCGTGTCCGGCGATGACGCCGTAGTCGCGGTCGATGATTACGGGATTTATAAAACCGAACTCCCGCAGGGAAGACCTCAGTTTGAGGATCTGCTCCGGGGAGTGCGTTCTTGCGTTATTCACATAGGGAACGAGTTTCGCTATGGGGACGAGTTTCATTTCCGTGGTCGTTTTCATCGCAGCAGCCCCCATTCCGCGAACTTTTCAAAGCCGCCGACGCCGTCAATGAAGTTTCGACAGATTTCGACAATTTCCGCATAGGGTCTGCCGTCCACGGTATCGTCGCCGATGGCGCAGCACAGTTCCACGGGCTGACCCGTTTCCTGCGCCTTCAGCCATGCGTACACATTCACGCTGACGTCGGCTTTCGACAGATCCTTGCCGTGCAGACCGCCGCCCGTGACTGAGTCCGCCATGTCCGAACCGAGCTTCCTGTTCGTCGCGCCGGTATCCACGTCCGTGCCGCCCGTCCAGTCGCCCAGGGGATTGACCTCGGCGTCCGGATACGTCTCACGGAGATGGACGGTCTTCGCGTTGCTCTGGCAGATGATCAGACGGTCACCGTCCAGGATGTATTTGCCGTCGCAGCCGTACACGCCGTAGATGAACTTTGCGATATCCGTGAGTCTTTTCTGCTCATCCGTGACGGGCATTCCTTTGAAGATGCCGTTGTCGCCGCAGTGGAAGCCGTCCGCCTGGTTGTCGGCGAGGTGCGCGTCCTGCGGGACTTCGACATAATTCGACAGGATCCGCTCTCCGGCAATGCGGTGAACGATTCCGGCGGCTTCCGCGTCCGTGACGTGGACGGAGGTCTCCGAGATGATGTTGCAGACCCCGTGGCCGATAAGCACCTCCACGGCGATCTTCGGCTTTTCCTCTTTTGTATAAGCCAGGTCGACAAGCGCGCCGGCGATGCGGTCGGCCACCTTGTCGGGGTGCGAGGGATTTACTTTTTCAAACATGGTCTTCATCCTTTCCTTGCCCGAAGCAAACGTTCCATGAGGTCGTCCTGCGGGGAGACCTCGCCGTAGTCCGTGGAGCAGTTGTCCTTCACGATCTGGAAGATCTCGTTCCACAGCCGCACGGCCTGGTTCATGTAGTTGATGCCGATATTGATGAACGGAGACGGTATCGGTTTCTGCGTGGTGGGATGCTTGGAGAGGAATCCCATTTTATTGGTCATCTCTTCGCACTGTATCCACCGCGCCGAACACATGGCGTACCGCTCCAGAAGCTGCGGCGAGACCTTGGACGCGCAGCCGATCTTTTTCAGCCACTCCCAGGTCTCGGCGTATATTTCCTCCGCCTGCAGCTGACTGCCGTCGCGCTGTTCGGCTGAAAGAAAATCGTGGGGCTTCGGCATATCGACACCCTCGACTTCGGGAATATCCAGGACTTCAAGCCGTCTGCCGCCGGGATTGCCGTTCTCGGCCTTCTCTTTGACAGCGGTTTTCTTCCTTCCCGCACCGGGTCTCGCGCCTCCGCGCCCACCTGTGTTGTTCGATTTTGTTGGCACTATCTCACCTCCAGTGTCCGGGACCTTTAATTACCCTTTTGAAATCGCTTTTTTCGCGCACGTGACCCCAGGCCGCTGCCCGTGGACACAGCCGCAGAGATTTGACCGCCCCTACCGGTCGCCCAGTTCGCGGTGCAGTTTTGTGTGGCAGGACTGGCAGAGGCTCATCAGATTGCTCTGCCTGTGGTCGCCGCCCTGTGAGATGGGAAGAATATGATGCACTTCCTCCACAGGGGTCAGCCGTCCTTCCTTGAGGCACATTTCGCAGAGGGGGTGCGCCGCCGCGTAGCGGTCACGGATTCTTTTCCAGGCTCTGCCGTACTTCTTGTTTATGTCCGGGGCGCGTTCATATCTGTTGTAGCGGTCGCGCTCCGTCTTCGTATGCTCCTCGCAGTACTGACCGCCCTCAACGGCAAGCCTCGGACAGCCGGGGTGACCGCACGGTCTGCGTGGCTTTCTCGGCATGGGATCACCTCCGTCCGCGAAACAGCTCACGGAGTTTGTATTTTATGATGTACCAGCACTGTTCGAGCCAGCCGACTTTTCTGTATCCCATAGCTTTCCTCCGTTTCCGCGCATGAGAAAAGCCCCACGGGGAAGACCCCATGAGGCTCGGTTCATTCTGCTTTTCGCTGATTATATCATAACATAAACGGCGGGTGCTTATCTCTGCTCAAAGGTGCTTAAACCGTTGCGAGTTTCAGATAATAACGGGGTCTTCCGGCATGACGACGTGCTGAAGCGCCGAACCGTGCCACCGTCTGACCGTGGATTTGTCGGCGTGCAGCTCGTCGCCGATCTGCTCCCAGGTCATGTTGTGGATATAGCGGTAGCGGAGAACCATCTGCTCGTCCTTGTCGCGGACGGTGTCTATGACGCCGCGCATCTGCTCCTTCAGCGCAACGAGCCTGTCGATCTCGGCGTTGATTTTCTCCTCCAGTTCCATGACCCGCATGATGCACCGCACAAAGGGCGCTTCCGTGGGACGGTTCGGATTATGCCGCTCCTCCAGGCTTGGAGAGGAGACGCTTCCCGCCATATCGCGCAGACGCTCCATCTCCTCAATGTCGGAATTGATCCTGTGGTCGAGGCGGTACGCCTGTCTGAGGTATTCTTTCGATGTCATATTTCTTCCTCCTGTAATTTCCGCAGCAGCGCCTCACCGTCGATATTTGTGAGCGCCGCGAACCAGTCGGAACGGAAGAATGCCTCACAATCCGCTATCATGAGCTTCGCGTCTTCGTTCTTCGGCCGTTTTTTGTGTTTTTTCCTCGCCTCGCGATAATCCTTCACAGCCTGCAGGATGATCGCGTTTGCGAGGTTTTCCCAGGGGTCGGTCATACGGATGCCCCCAGATTCGCCTTGACCGCGTCGATGAGCGCGTTCTGCGTCCGCTCCTTTTTACGGAGCGCCTTCATGACGTCCTCGTCGATGGTGCCGGCGGTAATAATATGATGGATGATGACCGTTTCCTTCTGTCCCTGGCGGTGAAGGCGGGCGTTCGTCTGCTGATACAGTTCAAGACTCCATGTAAGGCCGAACCATATGAGCGTGGAACCGCCGGACTGGAGATTCAGTCCGTGACCTGCGGAGGCAGGATGGATGATTGCCGCAGAAATCCTTCCCGCATTCCAGTCATCGATATCCTTCGAGGTCTTTATCTCCCTAACGGGAAATCTCGCCTTTATCCGCTCCGCGTCATGCTGATACCAGTAAGCGATCAGCACTGGTTTGCCGTTCGCGCCTTCAATGAGGTCTTCCAGGGCGTCAAGTTTGCGGTCATGGATATAGTGGCTGTTTTTATCCTCGTCATAGACCGCACCGTTCGCCATCTGGAGGAGCTTGCCGGAAAGCACCGCCGCATTTGCCGCATCGATCTCCGTACCCTTTATCTTTGCGACCATATCCTCTTTGAAAGTGTCGTATACGGCCTGTTCCTGCTCGTTCATATATACGGGAACGGCGTTTATGACGCATTCCGGCAGCTTGAGGTAGTCGCAGGATTTCATGGAGATCGTGATGTCCGATATCTGCCCGTATATCCGTTCCTCCGCGCCGGGGAGAGGCTTGTAGCTGAACACCACTTCGCCGTTCCGCTTGTCCGGGATAAAATAGGCGTTCCGGTAATGCGTTATGTACCGTCCGAGCCGTTTTCCGAGATCGAGCAGGCGGAACTGCGCCCACAGATCCATAAGACCGTTGGAGGACGGCGTTCCCGTCAGACCCACGATGCGTTTGACGTGGGGTCTTACCTTCAGCAGGCTTTTGAACCGCTTTGCCTGCCAGGATTTGAAGGAGGAAAGCTCGTCAATGACGATCATGTCGAAATCGAACGGCAGACCGCTTTTGTTTACAAGCCAGTCCACGTTTTCCCGGTTGATGATGTACAGGGAGACTTTCTGCATGAGCGCCGCCTTCCGTTCAGCTTCCGTTCCCACCGCCACGGAGTACGTCAGTCCGGCGAGGTGATCCCATTTCCTTATTTCCGAAGGCCATGTGTCCCTCGCCACACGCAGCGGCGCGATCACAAGCACTTTCCGTATAAGGAAGCTGTCGAGACACAGGTCGAAAAGCGCCGTCAGCGTGATCACGCTCTTTCCAAGACCCATTTCAAGCAGTACCGCCGCTATGGGATGCGACAGGATGAACCGCGTCGCGTATGTCTGATATTCATGGGGTTCGTATCGCATTGAGTACCTCCTCGATCTGTTCCGTTCCGTCCACGCAGAAGACTCTGAAGCCGAGACTTTCCAATTGCCTCTTCCGTCTGACCTGCAGAGGACGCATGGTTTTGCCGGGGCTTTTCAGTTCCACAAACCCGGCACAGCCTCCGGGGAAGAGAACGATACGGTCCGGCACTCCGTCAAAGCCGGGAGATACGAACTTCAGCGCGATACCTCCCATATTTTTCGCTGTTTTTACGAGTTTTCTCTCGATAGTCTTTTCATTCACAGTCTGCCTCCGGTCTGTCACAGGTCACAGCAGGCACAACTTTCCCCCTATATTTACTACGCGCGTGTTCGCGCTCACGGTTTTTGCTTCTGCTTCTGTAAAAGCCGTTTTGAATATAAGGGGAAATGGTTGTGTCGTGCGTGTTGCTTATATGCTTCTCTGGTACAGACGCTGCCTGCCGTATAGGGGCTGACGCCTGATTCGTTCGGTTCGCTCCCAGCCGGGGACCTGGGACATCATGGCGGCAATGGCGTAACTGTCGGAAGGCTTCAGATCCTCCTTCGACTTGCCGAAGCACTCGCACCATATCTCCGCATTGCTGACCTCCGCGCGGACTGTCTTTCCCTTGTGTTCGGGAGTGCCGAACTCCGTGCCGTTGAGATAGCTCCGGCGGGCGTACAGATCCATATCGTCCCAGCCGTCCGGCAGCGGCGTGTTGAGGTACTCCTCGATGATGCCGACGCGCTCGTCAGCCTCCATAGCTCCGCGCTGCGCCTCTTCCGCGTCGTCGAGGATGTCACCCTCCAGATAGAGCATCTCGCCGGACTGCCATATTGCCTTTGCCTCCGCCCAGAACTGCGCCCGGAAATCCTCATCGAAGCTCCAGGCTTTTTTCTGCCGTTTCTGATGCACCTTGATGATCCAGAAGCGACGGTTGCCCGTGATGTCGCGCAGATACCCTCTCTCGCCGTTGACCGTTGCGATGATGACGCACTGACGGGGATGGCTTTCGACCACCTTGCCGTAGGAGGGACGATACTTGTCATCGGAAGTGGAGAGGAACGCCTTGACCTTCTCGATGTCCGCCTTCTTCATGCCGGCAAGTTCACCGATCTCGATCACCCAGAAGCCCTGCAGCTTTTCCGCGCCGGACTTGTCGTCCATGTCGGTAAGCGACAGCGTCTCCGAGTAGTACTCGGACGTGACGAGGTCCTTGACGATGGTGCTTTTGCCGATGCCCTGGTCGCCGTCCAGCACAGGAACGCAGTCGAACTTGATGCCGGGTACGTAGATACGCGCCACAGCCGCCGCGAAGGTCTTTCTGGTCACGGCGCGGACGTATTCGGTATCGTCAGCCTTCAGATATTTGATAAAAAGGGTCTCCACGCGCTTTACTCCGTCCCAGGCGGGGAGGCTGTCGAGGTAGTCCCTCACGGGGTGGAAGTGCCTGTCGTCGGCGGCCTTCGTGAACGCGACGTCGTGGTTCCGGCTCGAAAACGGCAGATAGCGGATGTCGATAATGGACTTCAGCTGCGCCGTGTCCGCGTCCCGCCAGAACTGGTTGCCCTTCGGCCGCTCCCACGGCAAAGGCCCCGTGACCTGGATGCGGTTCGCCATATCATTGAAGGCGAAGTTGCGGAAGTCCGGGTCGTTGGCGAGGATCAGATTGAGGTTGTACACGCTGTTTTCAAGCAGGCTCGTCCGCGGCTGATATTTGAGCCGTTTCTTCCAGTCATCGTCCCCGGAAGCGAAGTCCGCCTCCGCTTCGGCAAGGCGCTTGTTTGCGGCAAGCAGCTTCACGTCCTCCTGCTGCATGGCGAAGTCGCACATGGCGCGGAAGGAAGCCTTGTCGTCATCGTCGCCGAACTTGTGGATGCGGACGATGTCAAATGCGTTGCAGAGCTTGAGGTACGCGGGATCCTTGGCGTGGTGGCTGTAGACGAATCTGTCCTCCTTGATCTCCACGCCGGCGATGCTGCGTGATTCTATCAGATGCCAGCGGTTCGGATTATCAGTCGGCTCATAGATGTCGGAGAGGAACGCCTCCAGCGCCTTCGTCACAGGGAAGAAGCCCCTGTTGAACAGACCGACCACGCCGTCCTTCGACAGCGGATCCTGCACCTTCTGCTGTGTGACCGTGTTCGCCTTGCTCTCGCGGGAGGAGGTAGGAAGCCGTGTGGGATCCGTCCATTCCGGGTGCGCCGACAGGATGGTGTCCGGGTCAAGCCATTCTTTATCTGTTTCCTTATATACGAACACTCCGTTCTGCGGCGTGGACGGCCAGTACATCAGCTGATTCGGCTGATAGCTGCACTCGTCAAAAAAGTCGATGCCGAGCGCCTGCGCCACATAACGGGAAACCGCCACGAACTCCTCGGAGGAGACGTCGCGGGTCATGGGGAAAATAATGCGGACACGTGGAGAATCCTCCGTGCTGCTGTGGGTGGTGTACAGCACGGAGGTATACGGCGCGATGGTTTCGTAATTATCGAGGAAGGCTTTGTCGATGCGGTCGCCGTCCAGGGCGATCATGGAACGCAGCTCCACGGTGTCGATCTTGCGGCGGCCGCCTTTCAGCGTACCGCCCACAAAACCGCCGTGATCCTTCGCAGCGTCCCTCTGCGCCTTGGACATCTTCGCGTATTCCTCCGCTGACTCCGTTGTGCGGATGGTGGTCTTCAGCCGTTCCTTCAGAGCGTCGAAGGATATCGTCTTGTTGACCCATTTCTTCGCCTGCCGGCTGTTGCCGTAGGAAATGGCAAGTTCTCTCATCATCTGAATCTCCTGACTCTCGGCGTTTCGCCGTGTTCAAAGCGCGCCTGTCTCGCCGCCGCGTATGCCTTCAGCGTAGAGCCGCGGTTCATATCACCGAGATAGCCGGAGTCGTCGCCGAACAGCTGAAAACCGCCGTTCCGGTCGATGCCGGGATACGCAGCGAAGTAGTCGCCGTCGATGGTTTCAAAATTGTAGTAGTTTGGCCACCCGTGATGATCGTTGTAGGCCTCGCTCTGGATATCGTCGAGCAGACCGTAGAATGTCTCGCCCCAGGGAATGTTGCCGACCACAAGCACCGGCGTTTTGGAAAGACCGCACATGCCGTCCTCCGGCATACCGGCTTCGGCGAACCGCTTGATCTTGTCCGCGTCGGCGTCATTCATCTGACCTTTGACCTCAACGTAGATATCGCAGTTTTCAGCGTATGTGGCGTGGTTCACGGTCACGCCGTGGAGCAGGAAGTCCGGCAGATAATACGTGCCGTCGCCGAGGTCGTATCCTTCCGGCTCATACTCCCACTTGACCCCGCAGGCGTCGAAGAACACAGCCCACCGCGCCTCAAGGCGGGAGCGGAAGCGGTAGCCCTTGTACTCGGTCTCAATTGCTTTCAGTCCGTTCACAGCGACTCCACCTCCTCAAACTCAGCGTTGAAATACCGTACCGGCTGTCTGCGGCGCTTCGCCGTCTCGATCTCCACGCTCATGCCTTCGGAGATCACGTCGCCAAGAACCCACAGCTCCTGGCATTTGCCCTGCAGAACGATATCCATGAACAGAGCGAGATTCCTTTCCTCAGGGTCTTCGTCATTCACGAACTGCGGAAACATCAGGTGCGGAGCAAGCGGGATCTGCCCGTGTTCCAGCGCGAATCGGCAGAACTGCCGGGTGCGTTCCATGTTGCCCTCGACGTCCCCGGAAAACGGGGAGCAGATGTAGACAAGCGGACGGAACGGCTTTTCATTTGTATCGTTTCTCATTCAAACGACCTCCTTGTAAAGATTTGCCGAGGCCACGCCTCTAACGGGTAGCCTCGGCGGGAGGTCAAAACTGACGGTTTTTATAATTTTCTCTCAACTTTTTTTCTGCGCGGCGCAGCCAGTGCGTGACCGTGGTGGGGTCGACGCCGATGGAAGCCGCGTAATCCTTCGTCTGTTCGCCGTCCATATGTACCGCGATGAACGCCGCCGACCACTGCGGCTTGTTCGCCAGAATAATGCGTACCCATTCGCAGATGGCTTCGTACTGCTCCCGCTCCTCGCGGGCAAGCTCGTCCTGCCGGAAAATACGGTCATCTGCAACCTCGCTCATAAGTGGCTCGGAGGCATCGACATCGTCCTCAGTCTCGTCCTTGCCGGGTTTCGCCTTCGATTCGCCCCTGTGGCGGTTCAGCTTGCGCCAGGAGTTGTACTCCGGCCTGTTGTACTTCGCGTCAAAGGCTTCCTGGATACGCTTCTCGCGTTCCTCCTGTGAAAGCGCCTCGCCGCCGTCAAGGTCAAGGGAGACCCACAGCTGCTCGGTTGCCTGCTCGTCCAGGTCAAGCACCTGGTAGGCTTCGTCATAACGGATTTTCAGTTTCATAATGTGTCCTTTCCGTCCGGGCAAGGTGCGGTGGGACACAAAGAGAGCCTGCGGTGAAGATGTCCACAGGCTCCGGCAATCCGAAAATGGGCGCAGGAAACTAACGGTGGGTGCATCCTCACTTCAAACCCCGCCTTTATCGCGGTGTTCTAAGTTCGCTATGCGTCCCATCGTCCTAATGGCCATCTCGGACTATGAGATTAATATTTGGGCTTTGAGCGCCCAGGTGACAGCGCGGCACCCGTGCCGTCAGCTCGACGTTCAAACATATATAAGGTTGATCGGAGGAGAGCCTGCGTCAGCGGTTACCCATCCTCGTCGATAAACATCAGATCGCCGAAGACCTCGCCGTAGTAGACGGGGTTCAGATCCTCAAAGCAGGTCGCGTCGTATCGTCTGAACACCGATGCCGCAACCTCGTTGCCGTACTTCGCCGCAACGCTGGCGGCGGTGTTTTCGATGTTTATCTGCCAATCCTGTCTGGTCATGTTGCTGCCTCCGAATGATTATTTCGTATTTGTTGAGGAGAATTTCACATCCGCAGAAACGAATTCTACAGAAGGGGTAGAAAAATTCACAGTTCTGTGTTATAATGAAATATCATCTCACTCGATCCGTGTGTAGAAGTCGTCCTTACGGCTTCTGTTGCTCTCTTTAGTGGTGAGTAGCACCCTTCTTTCAGGGTCAATTCCATTATAAAAAAAGCCCCCGGTACCCATTGGTGGGCGTCGGTAGGCTACGGTAGGATTCGGTAGATTAACAGAAAGGAAAATGTAAAGTGACATTTTCAGAGTTTGTAAATATGCTTTTCCCCATTATCGGCGCGGGGAGTAGCACTCACGCTTTTACACGATCGATGTTTGATACGATTCTTGACGAGAGTGGACAGAGCATTTTAGACGAGTATTCCGAAGAAACATACAAGGCGTATTACAACGGCAGTACGGGAATATCGAGAATTGCAAAAAAGGTCTGTGCATATATGGAGCCGGAGAACTTCATCTCGTATATTGATGAATTCCCGGATGCAACGAGGGACTCTTTGTGTGAAGTCTTTAAGACGTCGATCTCCGATTGTGATTCATACAACATCTCACAGGCTCTTGCAGATTTGTTCGCTGAAATCATAAGAACCGCGGCGGCAACAAAACGCGGTGCTGCAACCAGGGCGAAAAAGAAAACTGATGTTGTACCGACAGCTTCTGACGATGATCAGGTTATCGTGGACGCATTAAGTAAGCCGCTGCTGGCATTTGCCGGCGCACTGGAAGCTCAAAAGCATCAGCTCGCCGAACAAATACGGCGGAACAATAAAAAAGCGGATTCATCCGAAGATGAGTCCGATAATACCGAAGCGGAGGTCGTAGATGGCGAAGAGCCATCAGGTGCCGCAGCGGGAGAAAAAACAGTTGTACATCAAACTATAGTAAATCAATATGGAGATCATCCTGTTCACATTGATCACGTCGAGAATTTGAAACTGTAACGGAGGTAATGCGTATGGCAAATGAAATACAAAAGGGATCTGTTCCGGCAATCCCGTCTGCCGGTGCGCCAATTACTCAAGTGAATCAGTATGGGGACCGTTCGGTACATGCGGATCATGTAGAGAATCTGAATGTTACAGTTATTGAGAATCAAGGGTCTCCTACCGAGGACGAGAACGGCGTTCCCTTCGTCCCCCTCACGCCAACCAGATATGACAGCACAACCCGGATCATTTACCTCGGAACCGAAGAGGTTAAACTGCCGGTTCAGCTTACGCCGCAGAGCAGTATTTCCCCGCAGGAGCTTCCGTATGTAAACGCGCTGTGCGAAGTGTACGCAGAAAAAATCAACGGTGTCGTGACGCCAGACACAATAGGAACCTTGTCCAACACCCTTCGCAGAAACTTTGCAGAACAGCGCAAAGCCTACTATAGCGCAGAAAGCGTCCATCGTTCGGTGCGTGAGGTCTTTTCTGACGGCGATAAACAGTTTCAGGCGCTAAAAACGGATGCTTATGATGGCATTTCCGACACACTCTATGATGATCGCCACACAAGCGGATACGATCGCCTCCTCGCAGTACTTGATAAGGTTACGAACATTACGCTTTCAAAATCCTCGTTTATGAACATAATCGGTCTGATAGCAAATCTTGAAAAGAAAGGCATCTGCCATATCCTGGTGAATGACGGGACGATTAAATCGTGGGTGAATATTGATGAATGATCTTTTCAACACTCCGTTTGAAACCGGACTACGTGCGATGCTTGTTCTCTCCATCATTCGTTCCGGCGGTATGACAATTGACCGCCTTTCAGCATACGACTTTATGACCATATACGGAAAAGATTTTGAAGTATCTGATCGGAACCTGCACGGAGATAACAGTTACAGCTTCAGCGAATTATCCTCCAAGCGGGCTGTATGTTCGGAAGGCATCAAGATGTTTGTACTGGATGGGCTTATCGCCGTCAACCGAACTGAAGGCGGTTTTCTGTATAAGCTGACTGCTGCAGGACGCAAGTATATCGGAACCCTTGAGTCCGATTACAAAGATCAGTATTTAGCTATCGCAGAAACCGTACACAAAAAATATGCACGAAAAAGCGACTCAGCAATCTTGAAAGAAATCAGCGGCAAAGCTGTGCAGTCGTTAAGGAGGTAGCGATGGGAGAATTCTATATTACCAAGGTGGTCGCTAAAGGCAGCGGCAAAACCGATTCTGTAATCGACCTCCGTCCCGGATTGAATATCATTCAAGGGAGATCGAATACAGGCAAGACCTGCATCATCAAATGCATTGATTTCTGCTTTGGCAGTAAGGCGAAGCCTTTTGATGAAAGTCTCGGATATGACACCATTGAAATCTCCCTTCACACGGGCAAGGGAAATATTACAATCACGCGTATATTGGGGAAAAATCAAGTCGATGTTATCACCGACGTTCCTGGCTTTGAAAGCGGCAAATATGATTTGAAGTCCACAAACAAAAAAGACCCTCTCCCCATATTGAGTGATCTGCTTCTGGACTCAATTGGGATAGAGGGTGAACACTTCGTTATTAAAAACAAGAATTTTGAAAAGAAGCGGCTGACTTGGCGCACATTCCTTCATGTGCTGCTGTTCCACGTTGCCGATATTGCCAAGGAGAAATCCATCATCGAGCCGGAACAGGCCACGGATCGTACAGCCTTGCTCTCGGCGTTGTTGTACCTGCTGTCCGGACAGGATTTTGGCGAGGCGGATGCCCAAACAAAAAAAGAAATACGCGTTGCCCGGAAAAAGGCCGTCGAAGAATATGTCAACAGGAAAATACAAGCTGTTACGGATAAGCGTAAAGGACTGCTTGAAAGTTTGAGTGCTTTTGATGGGGTCGATGTTGAACAGACGATGCAGGACATCATTAACAGCCTTCAAAGTACAGAGACTCAAATCTCTGCGGCTGTTGACCAGAGCCGTGAACTGCTCGGACAGATTCTGCGGTTACAAAGCCGTGCCGCTGAATGCGACCTTCTGAAGTCACGCTACGCCGCCCTCAGAACGCAGTATGTTTCTGATGTGAAGAGGCTTTCTTTTATCGTTAACGGCGAGGTCGAGATGGGACACATCCCTAAGAACCAGGTGTGCCCGTTCTGCGATGGCAAACTGCCCGCCCGGGACAAGAAATCATACATCGATTCTGCACAGGCTGAACTTGACAGAATAACCCTTCAAATGGACGGTCTGGCTGAAACAGAAAAGGACCTCGAAACAGAAAAGGCTGAAATCGAGGCGTCGTTGAAGGAACTACAGGCAAAGCGTGACAGCATTGAGGCCATGATTGAGAACGAACTGCAGCCAAAGGCAGACGCATTGCGAGAATCCTTGAACGGTTACCGCGCGTTCATTCAGATAAAGCAGGAACTCAGCGTTATCGATGATTTTGCCTCCAGTTGGGAAACGGATTTGAGAGAGCTTCCCAGCGAGGACGAAACACAGATCGAGTATCATCCCAAAGAATACTTTGGTGATGAGTTCCAGGAGCGGATTGATCAGATGCTGAAAGACACCTTGATCGAATGCGCCTATGACAACCTGACTACGGCGCGGTTCAACATGAAGGATTTTGATGTTGAAGTAAACGGCCACAAAAAGGCAGATATTCACGGGCAAGGGTACTGCTCTTATCTCAATACGATTGTTGCGCTCACGTTCCGTCGGTACATGGAGGCTTACGCTAAATACAATCCCGGATTTGTGGTGATTGATACACCGCTGCTTGGACTCGACCAAGGTGTAACGGACGCCGCACCGGAAAGCATGAGAACCGCGCTATTCAAATTCTTTATCAATCATCAGAATGACGGCCAGATAATCATCTTGGAGAATATGATGCACATTCCTGCTCTTGATTATGAAGGCTCTGGCGCAAATGTGATCACCTTTACCAAGGGACTTGAAGCCGGCAGATACGGTTTTTTGAACGATGTGAAATGAGCATACACGGAGGTACCAAAATGCGAATCAGTTACAATAAGTTGTGGAAACTGCTGATCGATAAGAACATGACAAAGATGGATCTAAAAGAAGCCGCCGGCGTCAGCGCCGCGTCCATCGCAAAACTCGGAAAAGGCGAAAACATCACAACTGGCGTTCTTTTGAAAATATGCGAAACGTTGCACTGCCACATAGAGGACATTCTTGAAACGGTGGACGAATAAGGGAGGAACTGCCATGACGACACTCGGTAAACTCACTGAAATAAAGGATTTACGGACAGTATGGCCCCACGAGGCAGTAGACTTTACCCCTTGGCTGTCTCAAGATGAGAACATTGCGCTCCTGGCAGATGCGGTTGGCCTTGATATTACTGTCGATGAGACGGAGTCTTCGGTTGGAGACTTTAATGTAGATATTTATGCCTCGGAAACAGGAACTGGAAGAAGAATTATCATCGAAAATCAGCTTGAAGATACTAACCACGACCATCTCGGCAAGTTGATAACTTACGCTTCTGGAAAGAATGCAGATGTAATCATTTGGGTTGTTCGGCACGCCCGCGAAGAACACCGTGCAGCCATCGAATGGTTAAATAATCATACGGATGACAAAATCGGTTTTTTCCTGTGCGAGATAAAACTGTACCGCATTGGATCCTCTGAACCGGCAGTTAAGTTCGACATAATTGAAAAACCTAACGATTGGACGAAGGAAGTAAAAAAGAATGATTCTGCTAATGAGACTCATCAGCAGCGATATGACTATTGGGTCGCATTCCAAGATTATGCATTCCAGAATCCGCAGTTTGCAAAAGTGTTCAGGCGGCGGAAGCCCTCTACTGATCATTGGATGAATTTCAGCGTCGGCTCTTCGGCTTGCCATATTGCTGTCTCGCAAATACAGAAGCGCAATGAACTTGATGTTGAACTATACATTAGTGAAGATAAGGATCTCTTCCATACGCTGTATGATAATAAGGACGCTATTGAAGCCGACGCCGGACTTGCCTTTGATTGGCGAGAACTCCCGGAGCGAAAAGCAAGCCGTATAGTCATTGAAAAGAATGTCGCTCTAAATGAGAAGGATCAATGGAACGCTCAGTTCGATTGGCTAATTGATATCATGGTTCGTATGCGAAAGGCATTCAAGAAATACTTATGAGGAGGGAGGCTTCATGCCAAGCACTATAATACTCAATATGGAAACGCCCTCTGTTCAGTATTTATGTAAGAAAGACAAGCGGTTAGCAAAAGCCATAAGTATGGTGGGTCCTATAAGCTATGAGCCTCATGACGAGGATCCATATTGTTTTCTCGTTCACGAGATTATAGAACAGATGCTATCGGTGAAGGTGGGAGAAAGGATTTTTCAACGCCTTGTTGAGTTATGCAATAACAACCTTTGTCCTATTACTGTGGCGAATCTTACAGATGAACAAATCCGAAGTATTGGGACGTCAAAGAGCAAAGTCGCATATATCCGTAGTATAACCGAGGCCTTCTTGTCCAGTAGATTGGATTACGCAAGATTAAAGAATATGCCGGATGCCGAGGTTATGAAGGAACTGATGTCAATTCGAGGTATCGGCGCCTGGACCGCAAAAATGTATTTAAGGCAACACCGCACAGAAAACGGTGATGCAAAAAATCACAGAGTATGA